CGCCCCTGCCGCACTAACAGCAAAGTTGTCTGAGCTAAATGATGCTACACCAACTGTAGTAGTTGTAGCTAAACTAATATTCTTGTTAACTTCCGTCCAATCACCTTCATCTGTTGGGTTGTCTTGGTTAGAAATAATTAAATCTCCAATCTCTAATGGAACTGACCAGAATGTTCCACCTGAACCACTTCCCGCTACAGTTACCACGTATGTATAACCAGTTAATACACTAGCTCCCGTTGGTGGGTCAGCTGATGCATCGTATCCCCCTTGGAATACTAATTGTCCACTTACCGCACTATCTACATATCCTTTTGAAGCTGCATCAGTCGAAGCTGTAACCGTATCAACACCTGTAATTCTTCCAGTTCCTGTTAAAGTAATATCACCACCACCAACTGTTAAGTCTCCTGGTATTGTTACATTTGTAGCTAACCCTATTGAAACAGTTCTACCGCTTTCGGCAACAGTTGTTTGATTCGCTGTAGGCTCAAATGTTGCAGTTTGTCCTGAACTTACCGTGGAAGAATTACCTCCACTATCTGCTACAGTCCAACTACCATAATTATCTGAAGTTGGGAAAGTTACTGTTTCCACATTGATTCCAGTAATGTGTCCAGTTGCGTTTGTTGTTACACTATCAACTACATCTAAAGTTCCTCCTGAACCAGGTGAAGCTGAAGTCGTTGTATCACTTCTAGTTGTAGGGTCATGATTTAGGGTGACACTACCTGAAGCTCCACCACCATTTAAATACGTACCAGCAGTAACATTTGTAATATCTCCATCATTATTTGTAAATGGTAAATCTGAAACATTATGATACTCAACTGCATTTGTTGAAACATTACTTGTAATAATTTTATCAGTTGCTGCAACTGCATTTCCTGTGTCATCCGTTGCTTCTAATATAACATTATCAGTACCCGCATAATCTATAGCTACTGTAGGTACAGGGCCAGTTGCGTTAGTAATAGTAATACCCGCGCCTTCTGTTAATCCCGTTATGTCTCCTTGTGGAGCAGCAGCTAAAAGATTTGCTACTGTAATAGATTTGTTTGTAGTTGAGCTTAAATCATAAATAATAAGCTCATCATCAGTGGCTGCTGTAGCCCCTAAATTTGTTTGACCAATAATATCTAAGCCTACATCAGGAATAGGGCCAGTGCTATTTGCTACTGTAATACCTTTTTTCGCGTCATCAGTAGAAGCTGTTACAGCTGTTACATCACCTTGAGGCACTAAAGCAACTATGTCACTTATCAATGCTTTTTTACTAGAATTATCAGTTACATCTACTATCGCTACATAATCCGTTGCTACAGCTGTTGCTGTACTAAGCTCATTTAAATCTAAATTAAATGTAACTGTTCTTGTTGATAATGATGTATCTATACCAGTTCCACCAGTAAATGTTGCTGTTTCTCCATCAGATACTGTGTTTGTCCCTGCGGTTGAATCAGCGCCTAAAGTCCAAGAAGAATAAGTTCCTCCAGGTGTTACCCAAGTACCATCACCTCTTAAGAATGTTGAGGCAGAACCTCCAGTTGGCACATGACCAACATTTGTTGTTCCTCCATATGCAAGAGAACTAATCGTTACAGCTCCTGTAGAACTATTAACGCTTAATGCTGTGCCTGAAGATGTTCCTCCATTTGCTACTGCAATAGAATCAACATCACCTGTTCCATCTAAAGTTATCCATGATGAACCGTCAGCATTATAATATCTTAATGAACCGTCAGTAGAATTGTAATAGATTCTACCACCTGTTCCAGCTGGATTGCTTGTTAAGTTTTCAATTCTAACTTGGACTAATTGATTTACATTTAAATCTAAATTGCCCGCTATGCTTACTGCATTTAAAAAATTTATTGCCATTTTTTCTTCTTTTTTTAATTACAAGTAACTGTTCCTCCTGTCGCTGCGCTAAAGGTAATTGTTACTTTATTATCATTTATATAATCTACCAAACCATAAACTTCATTTCCTGAAGTATCAATACAGCTAACAGCAGGTTTTTTGTTTAAATTATGATTCACCGTCCAAGTTGTAAGCGGTGCACCAAACACTTCTGTGTAATTTTTATCTCCGCCTGACGCAGACACATTATACTGCAACAAAGATATAAAATAATCCTCATTGCTTTCTAAGCTTCCATTGCTTGCTACGTGAGTCAAGCCAATGTCCCAAAAATTTAGTTCAGCTCCATCTTGAACTGCGGTGTTCCATGTAAATATTCCAAACACCGAAGTGTTCTTACATTGTGAAATAAGCACTTGAGAACCAACAAGAGGATTAGTGTAAAAAGATTTTACATCCACTAAACTTTTTGTATACTTGCTTAGCATAAACCCCGTTACAGTACTGAACAAAACATCCCCTTCTCCTGATGTAGAAAAAGAAATTGTTCCCGCTTCTCTTATATCTGTTGATATCCAATTTTGATACTTATATCTTAAAGAATCCGATTCAACTTTATTAAAATTATTTAAATAAATAGCTACATCTTTTGCAGTAAAATTTTTAGTTTCTTTTAATGCAGTTGCATCTGTTCCAATCCATTTGTCATTATCAACAACAGGGGTAGAAATTGCATATGTACTGATTTTTGCCATTTATTATTTTTTTAATCTTTTTCCTTTTTCGTAACTACGTCCACCGAAGTATGCTGCGGTAATTGTTATTAGCAGCATTTTAAGTAATTCTTTCCACTCATCATCAACTGCAAAGTTAATAAATCCTGAGTCAACAAAAATAAGCAAAACAGTAGATACAAAAAGAAATATTAGTGTCAGGGGTCTCACTGACTTTGAAAGTTTATTATCGGATGCCATATCTGCCTTCCATCTTTCAGAAATATTTTTTTCTATTTCAGCTTCTGCATTAATAAACATAGTAGTCATTTCTTTTTCAAATGCAGCTTTTTCATCTTTTGTGTGCACAAACTTATCAATCATACCAGTAAGCTTGTCACCTACTTCAAGAGCTGCACTTCCAAATATTTTTCCTAATATTTCTTTCATATCGTTTTATATTTAGTTTTGTAATCTTCTTTATATGCTTTTAAACATCTATTTCTATTATCTTCTTTTGAAACAAAAGAAACATGAATCCAATTAGGGTTCATGTCAGTTCCGAATTCCCAGATGAGTTGGTCGAAACAAAGATTTTCTTTAATCCAATGAAACATTTCAGCATTGCTTTTGTGCCCATAAACATCATCCAGGTCAATCGCTTGTCCTTTACAATGCTGGCTGGAAGCTACACCTCCGATTTTTTCATTTAGTTCGGGTGACCTAAAAAAAGAATTTACTTTTATTGGGCCTCCGACCCATTCACGCAATGGCTCAAACACTTCTTCAGCAGTAAGCTTCATCGCTTCTACTTGCGTGGGATTAGGAGTGTTGTCTATTCTTTTACGCTTTGCAGTGTTAGAATGTATAGCTTCTGCATACGCAATATGCTTGCTTATTCTCATAATTCAATATTTAATCCTATTGTTGATTTAAAAATTTCAGTATCCCAAAATTTAGTATACTCACCTTCTACAAAAATACCTAATTTATTTGTGAGGTTCCATCCCAGTATTAGTCCAAACTGATAATCGTCCCATTGTTCTAACTCAGAATCTTCTCTCAATCCTCCCAGCCCCCAGTTATTTCTGTTTAAATAACTAAAAGCTTCATCGCCTTTAAAGTATTTATGATATGGTAATATATAATTTGCATAACTATGTAGCCAAAATTTCTCACGATACAAATAATAATCTGCACCCACAATCGGTGCTACTTCGGCAAAGGCATCAAGTAAATCCCATTGCTCTCTGTTATATCTATTCATTAAGTCAGCAAAAACTGTCTCCCGAAATTCTAAATCCGTATGAGCCACTATTGTTCCATCTTCGTCTATCCAATACCAATCTGAAATTTCATTACCTAATTGGTCTGTTTGATTATAATATATATCATCATAACCATATTCAAACCCTAAAGTGTACCAAGGATTTAATGCGTAACCGTCTTCATCTGTTTCATTTAACCATATTTCCACAGGATTATATCCAAAAGCTTGGTCATGAGTTCTAGCTATTACACCAGCGCTTATACTAAACTTTTTACCTATAGGTAATCTAGCCCTTACTTCAGCTGAATTATATTTAAACCCTACATTGCCTTCTTCTCTAGATTCGAGTTTAACAATGTGATTTTTACCAGTATGCCTAAGAAAGTAACGGTGATTAGTAAACACCTCACCTCTTTCCCTTTCTTTCTCCCAGTGAAATAAATATTCCCACCCATCAAATGCAGCTGTTGGAGAAGATAATGCTACATTTTTTTCAGTTCCATCATAGTAAGCTTTTTCTTTATTTTCATAATCAAACCTAGCTATTCTTCTTATTCCTATTCCATAACGATAATCAAATTCGTGATACTCAGTAGCATCTTGCACTACGGGTACATCATACAAACTACCACTCGGATTAGTTCTAACAATATAGTCAATAGATTGTTTTTGATATGGGTTGCTTACATCACCCGCCATATAAAGGGTTCCGTATTTTAAAAAATCTTCATATACTTTTGAAAACATATTTTGTTTTTTAAAACCTCTTTTTAATTTATTTACTTCTTTATTGGATGGTTCTACAATTACTTGTGCTTGCGCATTAAAAGTAAGAGCAGCTAATAAGTAAATTATTACGATATAAAGTATGCTGTGTAAAGCAAACTTTTCAGTCTTCTTTTTTCTGTCCATAGTTAAAATTTACGTTTAATAATCTTGTTTATATGCAACTGCATATTCTCTAATGTATTATCAGGAAGCTTAAGAGAGATATCACTTTCAACTCTTAATACAGTATTACCATTGTGAAATAAAATCACCGTAGGTAAATATTTTATATTTTCTTTTTTAAAAATTTTTGGATGTTCAGTTAAATATAAGCGAAGCATGTCTGCTCCTTCTAACTTACTTATATCTATTTCGTTGGCTTGAACAAAGTCAGCCGAAAATTGAATGACTACTATGCCATCTTTATAAGATTGAGAAAACGCAAGAGTGGGTAGTAACAATAATATAGCTATCCACAGTTTCATCTTTCATTGGTTAATTCAAAAATACGTTCATCAAGTTTTTCAAGTGTAGCTTTCATTTCTTTTACATCTTCTTGAGTCGTCATAATAGCATCACGAATTATTTGGTCTTTGTATGTAAATTCTGTTTTAGTTACTTCTGGGACGGGTAACTCCATAGCTTTAGCTATGTCTGCTTGTAAAACAAAGTACATACTACACAACGAAACAGTAAACCCAATAATCATACTTATAGTTTTTAGGTCTAATGTAACTTTAGTATCTTCTCCTATTTGTTGTGCCATTGTTTACGAAAGTGCTATGCATTTATCTCTACACTCTGCGGTAGTGTTTGATTCTTTTAATTGTAATACTTGTGCTGGTAAATACTCACCTAGTTTTGCGTTTTCAAATTTTACTGTGTTATTACCTACAGTTACTACATCTATATCTACATAACGAGGGTCAGTTACTCCAGCTGCTGCTCCCGATATATCTTGTTTTACATCTACATCTGAACCTACCCATAAAACACAGCCTTCAGATGGCTTGTTGTATATTTTATAAGTAACCGTCCCTGAAGCTCCAACAATACTTGGAGTGACAGATAATACTGTATCGCTGTCTACAGCAGTTACACGATATGCTCTTACATCTGTAGTGTCGTATATAATTGCACCCACAACAACTGAGGTTAAAAATGTTTGGGAAGCATCTGAAAACTTATCTGTCGTAGATGCATCACCCGCAGCACTAGAAACTGTTAATGAGTTTGGGTCTGGAATAGGTACTGTGTCACTTGCTAGAACAACAAGGGCATTAGCTGTATTTACTTGAATTTTTGAATACATATTTTTTTATTTTTTATATGGAAACAATCGGTTAAGTGTATCTCTTCTCTCCTTACACCCACAAGGCGTTTCCGTTACTTTACTTACTTTATCAACTACTGCTTTAATTCCAGTAGCCTTAGTTATTTTTTCTATAGAATCACCCAGGCCTCTGCTCGGAATTTTTCTACTCAGATTTCTCCTCACAACTTTTGTTATTACATTCACATAGTTTATAAGGGCATTGAGAAATTTCAAACATTAATTTTGAAAATACCCAATTCCAGCTACATTGAAACTTACACCAAAGCTTTCGCATACTATTTTCTAATCATTTTTCCTAAATGCTCATGAAGATTTTTGTGATACTCCATGCCATGGTCACCACTATATGCGTGTCCAGTCATTTTCTTTGCCATTCCTTTACTTTCGTCTCTACGTGACTTTAGTGATTGACTTTTCTTTCCGTGTTTAGCGCCTAATGACTCATCGAGTCTTGCGTTATATCCTTGCTTTTTTGCCATAACTATTTCTTTTTTTTATTAATTTTTCTCATCGTTTTAGCGAAATTATATTTCTTTGACCCTTTTGGGCACGATTTACTTCCAAACTTTTTACCTGTGCAATCGCCTAGCGTTCCTTTGCGTTTTGCATTAGAAAAAACTTTTTGTATAAAATTTCTGTCTTTCGCCATTGTCTATGAATTATTTATTTGACAAAGATACTAATATTTTCCTTGTGTAGTTTTAGCACTTTCATTAGTATCCTTTCATATATCTATTCGGATTATTTTTTTTCTTCCCACCTGTAAGTTTAGCAAATGTATCAGCTTGTGCTTTACCCACGGCTGTATATGGAAATACTTTTTTCATTGGTTTACCTGTATCAGGACAACTGTAATTAACTGTTGGCATTTTCCTTATTTATGTATTTAGGTTTGTAAGTAGATGCAAAAGTATTCAAGTTTGCTAATCCTAAGATTTTTTTTCTTTTTTTCATCTTAGTAGTTTTCTTTTTATTTTTTTTAGCATTAGCTTTCCACTCCTCTAAATAATTATAATCTTTTTCGTCTGGCATAATTTACTTATTTTTACAAAGATACAAATTTAATAAAATGCAATTTAATTATTTAAAATACTGGAGGGTTGTACGTTATTGGATAAAAGCAAAGTATGGTTTAACCACGGGTGAGTTGGATATGTTGCTTTTTTTATATTCCGAAGATTACTTTAGTAAAGATAAGTTTGGGGAGTTTGACGAACTGTTAAGCTGGAACGTTAATAGATTTGATAAGTTGCTGAGGGACAAGTGGATAGAAGTTTTTCGTAAACGTTCTGGTAAGCAAAAAGCCCTATATCAATTATCATATAAAGCCAAGCGAGTAATCAATGGGATATATAAAAAATTAAACGGTGAAGAAATACCTACGTCTAAAGATAATCCTATATTTTTAAGAAAAGTTTCGTATAGCGATAAGGTCTATAGAAATTTTATTATAGAAATGAATAAGTTTATACGACAACAACAACGTCTCTCTCAGAAATAATAGTACAAGGTTTGTTATCAATTAACATTGTATATCCGCTTCTACTATCATAGTATATTATATCTCCGCTTTTTAATGTAGGAACATCTGTGCCAGGTTTTATTACTTTGGCTTTACGGTATCTAAGTGAGTCCTTGTCTTTATCTGATAATAATAATCCTGAGTCAGTAGTTATCTCTTCATCTATTATATCTACTGCAATATATTTATTAAGTGGTTGCATTTGCTTCATATGTTCTTGCCATTGTTATTATAGCATTAGTACTTAAAATTGTGTTGGCTACTGATACAGCATTTTTAATTGCATGTTTAGTAACCTTAAGAGGGTCTATAACTCCAAGCTCTAATAAATCCCCATACCTTTCGTTCTTAACATCATACCCGTGCCTAGGGTCTAACAGTCCTTCATATATTTCTTCGGCTTTTAACCCAGCATTATCTAGTATCTGTTCCAGGGGTGCTTTCAAAGCGTCCCCTAAAATTGCGTAAGCAATTTTTTTAGAAATATTTTTTTGGTCAAGGTCATTAGATTTATTAGCATACATCTTTGCTATATTATATAATACTGTTCCTCCGCCTGGTAATATACCTTCTGTTAATGCAGAGCGAACCGCACATACTGCATCATCTACTCTATCATATAATTCTTTTTGTTCTAAATCTGTTTGACCTCCTACGTGTATTACACCGATGCCCCCAGTTAAAGATGCTATTCGAGACAAGATAAAATCTTTATCTGCTTTTTTTGTCGCTAACTTATGACTGTCCCACAGTTGTTTTACTCTTTCCTCTACTACAGCATCAGTAACTTCAGGGTCTTTAATAATGACTGTAGAGTCGCTTCCAACTATCACCTTAGAAGCATGACCTAAGTCATTAAAAGTTATAAGGCTTAAATCATCACCAGTCTTTTCAGAAAAATATGTAGCATTAACTGAAACAGCAATGTCTTGCATAAGCTCTCTTTGTTTATATCCAAACTGTGGTGGAGAGATTTGACACACATTTAGTTTTTTCTTAATCACATTAGCTGCTAAAGTATTTAATACATTTTCGCTTACAGGGCAGATTAATAATAATCTTTTGTTTTGTTGAATTATAGGTTTTAAAATATTCTCTATGTTTAGTATGTTCTCCACCGTGTTGTCACATACTAATATATGTACATCCTCAAGTATACACTCATCTTTCTTTTGGTCATTAATAAATAAAGGAGAGTTCATTCCCTTCTCTATTTTAATTCCTGTAGTTACCTCATTGTACGTATCGCTAGTCTGGGAACGTTCAACCGTTACGATTCCGTTTTTACCTACCTCATTGTATGTGTTTGAAATAATAGAACCAATCTCTTTGTCTCCATTAGCGGAAATAACTGCTACGTCTTTTAATCGTTGTTTGGTTATAGGTTTAGAATTCTTTTTTAACTCAGACACTATATTGTCTAACTCATTATTTAATGCTCGGAGTATTTCAGTTCGATTATGTGAATCTTTAATTAATTCATTTCCCGCTTTAACTAACGCTTCGGTTAACACGATTGCCGTGGTAGTCCCATCCCCAGCTGAGGTGGCTGTATTGTTTGCCGCTTGCTTCATCATGGTTACTGCTAAATTTTCTACGGGGTGTAATAAGTTTACTGCTCGTGCAACAGTAACTCCATCTTTGGTTACAGTCATTCCTTTTGAAACATTGGGTGACTCAATTAATACTGTATGTCCTCTTGGGCCTAATGTAGATTTAACTGCATTAGCTATTTGAGTGATTCCGTTAATTAGTGATGTTCTGCCTGACTCTCCAAATCTCAGGTCTTTGGGCGTGTAGCCTCCTGCTTGTGGGTTCATAGTAAATTGAATTAAATTTAAAGCAAATATACAAACTTATATTTTATAAAATTGTGGAGTTAAAATATGATTTCTATAATCTACTAACAATTCTTCTCCTTTATTAATAGGTTGCTTGGCCACGCCTATTAAATCATAATTCTGTAAATATAAAAAATCAATGTTAGGACTATGTGAGTGATTGGTATATCTACCTAAATAAGTTTTATGTATTGCATTGACGGAGGCTAATCCTATAATGTCCCCTTTCTCCAAATCAACTTGAGCAAACATTCCGTAGCCGTGTATTTTAGATTTTTTTCTCTTTACTGTTAAGGTTTTAAACTTAACTACTTCTCCACTCTTGGCTATGTCTGATAGCTCTTGTTCGGTCAAACTTAAGTCCGCTAACATTTCTAAAAATTCTTTTTTATTGTATGTCATATTTTACTTTCTTTATTATATATATATTTATATACTCACTATTTAAAAAATATTTGAATACAGAATCGTTTTCAAATCGACATAATCGACATAAGTATTATAAATCAATAACTTACAAATTTATTATCGACATAATACCGACATAAAATCAACATATGTATTTCAAAGTTAACATAAAAAAAGAGGACAACAGAATGTTACCCTCTCTTTTCAACAAACAAACAAACAAACTAAAGTTTAGTATTCGTATATATCTCTATCTCCGTCCATTCTCATTTTAGCTCTTTCAATTCCGTCTGCAATACAATCTATCTTATATTGTTTCTTCATTTCTTTTCTATACATCGCAGCTTGTTCAATGCCCATCATTGATGGCGGTCGAAGATTTATTAATCTACCGTTTCTAATTTCTAAACCGTCAACATAGTTATTAGCTGAAGGCTGTTTCAATGTCACTTTAGGACTCGGGTTAGGTTTTTGATAAGACATAACTTTTATTTTTTTTGTAAAGATACAAAATTTATATGAGATACATAGAGGTTGTAGGCTTCCTAACGATATACGCGTTACGGTCGCGCTGGAAAAAAAAATTTTTTTGTTTGGCGGGGGGTCTGTTTTATTTTCTTTTTTGCCGATTTTTTTAGCTTTTTCCAAATCAGGTTTTACAGGTTAAAATCAATTTTAGAATCAGAGAATAGCCCTCATTATTCTAGCTTTTCCAGTTAATCTAATAGGTTGATAGGGGGATATGATTATTTAATTTTAATATCGGGGTAAATATTAAAACTTTAATGCTCTTATACAGAGATTAAAGGTCATCTATAGGCCATTTAAAACACCCTAAACAAAACTACGTGAACGCGCTCCAGTATAAAATTTCTAACACTCTGGACAACAGATATAATTTTAATTAGTCGTATGCGACCAATTCAGCCCAAAAAAATAATATAAAAATCCTTTGGTCAACTGGTTGAATTAGATTATATTTAAACTATGAATGCACAACTAATAGACAATACGCGAGTAAAAACGCTGTTTTTCAGAGTAAAAACGCAGAATATTAGGAGTAATTTCGAGGGTAATTTTGCCCGCAAAATCTCATAAAAAAATATAAAACAATGAGAAATTTATTAGAAATGGAAAGAGAAATGCTAAACGATAGCAACTTTTCGAACACACTTACAGAAATATCAGCGCTGGTTGATACTGTAGAAACTGCCCAAAGCAGCAAATTAATAGCTAAAATTCAAATGGGAAAATTAGCTACAGAATGCAAAAAATGGCTAAAGAAACCAGCAACAAAAAGAATGTTTGAATCTAACGATTTGGCTCTTTGGAGTATTGAAGATATGTCAATGAAGTTTTTTAATGTTAAGCAAAGCCAAATGAACAGAATGGCGAAAGCTTATAAGAGTACTACTCAAAATGCTGATTATGTTAACCAGTTTTTAACGAAATGTACAGAAGAAGAGGAGAGCGGAAAGAATGTTGTTAGGTCTATCGACAATTTTAACAAATTTGTCAAAGGACTTGAAGTAAATGCAGAAGAGTCAGTATCGGCAACAATCCCGACTATTTTCACACTAGCTTTTAAGATTAAAGAACTGGAGCAAGATGCGGAAAGAAATATCGCTGTTAGAATCGATGAAAATCTAGAGTTAACCAGTAAAAATGAGCAAGATGAAATCGTAAAAGCGATGCAATTTTTAGCATCAAAACTGGCGGGAGTATCTGTTTTAACTGGAATTGATACTGGAAACGATAATTTTAACAATAATTCAAACTAATTTTTAACTTAAAAACACACACACAAATGAAAAATTTAATCGGAAAAAAGTATGACAAACTAGAGCAGCTGGCGGCCAATTCAAATGGCAATCAGCGTTCTAGAATTGTTGTACAGCCTTATCAATGTAGCCCGAATCCAGAGGACTACGCAAATACAAAATTTGAGGTTGATTTAACTGGAATGACAAAGAAACAAAGAGCAAACAACATAACCAGAGTATTAGAATCTTCTGAGTTTGTTTACAAATCAAAATTTACTATCGGAATGGAAGTAGAGAAATCGAGAATTTCTAGAGATGTTTTAACTGGTAGCGAATTGAATTATTTTTGTCAATTAATGAAAGGGATTGAAAGAGATGGGAGCTGCGGACTTGAAGCCATCACTAATATTTTACCACTTATCCCAATGAGCAAATGGCGTAATAAAATATTTGATTTAATGCATAAAGCAAAGTATTTAATCGATGAAAATTACAGCCAGTCAGATGAAATGAATGACTATGGGTCTTACAGATGTGGCGGCCATATGACTATTGCTAGCGCAAATCATACCAGTAGTGAATTAAATGAACTGATGAGGCCTTATTACGCAATCATTTACGCTCTTAACCGCAAGAGATTAGCTAACCAGTTTTGCTGCAATAACGTTACAGCGAGAACAACTAGCGAATCTATATCAGACCATATCAACGCTGCTAGAGGTACAAAATACCAGCCAATATTTGAGAAATCAAGATTAGGTTTACTGGAGTTTAGATTATGGAGCCGATTTACTAGCGTAAAACAAATGATTAACAGATATAAATTAATGCAAATTATTGTTGATTTTGCTGTTAATGATAGAGGGAGTTATGCAAAATTGATTAAGAAGTTAAAACCAACTTTATTATCGATGTATAACAACGATGAGGGCAAGGTTGAAATGTTAATTGAGTTATCAAAACACTTTAGAAAAATGTTAATGACTAACAAAATTAACCACGTTGTATTGCCTTTTATTTGGAACAGATACCAAAATCCAGCTAGAATGCACCGCGATGAGTTAGCGGTTGTGAAATCGATAACAACACCGACAGCGTTTCGATTGTGGAAACGAGGGGAAATCTCTTTTGCACGCAAAAGATGATTGACACAGCTGGGCAGCTGTATAAACTGCCCTCTGTAGTGCGATGAATGTCGTGCCTGATGATTCGAAAACGATGAAACAGATTAAACAATTTAAAAACAAATATTATGAGTACACACACAAACAAAATGTTAACCAGTATTAAATTAACTGGCGCGCAAAGAAGAAACTTACAAGAAGTTTTGAATTCATTTTACTTTCAACAAATTACACCAAACAACGAACAAAAGTTAAGATGTAAATTTGTTAAAACTTTATCTGATAGTCAAAGGCGTAGCAACAATGGTTTAGAGGCCGCAGAAGGACTTTCGTTTCCTTTAGCGAGAGATACGTGGGGGAGCCGAAGTTTAAGGCTAAACAAAGCGCAATTTAAAGGAATAGAAATGCTTTTCACACCTACAGAACACAACGAATTGCGATTCGGAATTAACACTAGTTTAGAATTTTTAGAATTAAACTGGCCTAAAATTCATACTGTGGAAAAGGTTTACTCCTTAATTGACAATGCTATTAGACAAGCTAACCGCCTTATGCACGCTAGAATAAGATACGATGAGAGGGATAGAGATTTTTTAATTTATATCATAAAATATTATAGATTAAGTGCAATGGCCCTAACCTTTTATGCTGATTCTGGAAAATGGGTAAATGGTAAAACGCTTTATGACTACAATAGGGCTAGAGGGAGCAGCATAATTTCGAATCAACATTTATACAGACTTACACAATGTAGCAAGAGAGTTTTTGTAAATGTTGAGGAAATAAAAATCCCAACTGAACAGAGATACGTTCACACAAATTAGTCGTACACGACCAAAAAGAGAGGCCGCTTTATGCGGTCTTTTTTTTTGCCTTGAACCGAATTTTTTTTCACCGAACCGAATTTTTTTTGCCGAACCTCCTTTGCTAATCCCGCGGGATTGGCAGACGCATGGCAGACGCATGGCAGACGCATGGGGAGCGGAAGCAAAGAAGCAGAGGGGATTTACAAATACAGAAGCAAAGAAGCTGGAAGCGGAGGAGCTGTAAAAAAAAACACGAGACACAAAAAAAAACACGAGACACAAATTCAAAGAAGACATTTGGAAGCGGTCTTCTAGAATACACGAAATAAAATTTCGCATAAATTGTTTGGTTATGTCTAAATGTTTTCTTATCTTTGTCTAAATAATCAGAGGTCAGCGTACACAATACTAGAAGTACAAACCTCACAAACAAATAAACTATGTGTATAATTATTGTAAAGTCGAAAGACAAAAAAGTATCGCCAGAGATACTTAAAAATTCTTCACGCATCAATCCTCACGGACTAGGCGTAATTTTTCTGGATACCAATGAAGTCGAATACTACCAGTCTAAAGAATGGAAAGTACTAGACACAGACAGACCCTATATCGCTCATTTCAGATTAGCAACTAAAGGGAAAATTAACAAAGCAAACACCCACCCATTTATATGCGGTAATAATAGTAACGAACTGCTTATGCACAATGGAACTATACGCGGGTATGGAACACAAGATATGTGTGATAGCAAGCAACTTGCTATTGAACTAGGCGGTATTGCTAGGCAGCAATGAAGAGCAGTACTAGGTCAGCACGATTCTAGATTTGTTACTTACAACAAACGCAACCGACAATACGAAATCTACAACAAAGAAATGTGGATAAAACACAATGGAGTTTGGTTTTCTAAACCCAATGTGTTACAGCACAATGTTGTAGCAGTGTATGGTACTTTAAAGAAAGGCGGGGGCAATCACAGATTATTGTATGGCCAACGATTTGTAAACAAAGGAACGACAAAAGATAGGTACCCGCTAGTAATCAGCGGGCTGCCTTACTTGTTAGATAAACGCGGAAGTGGACACCACGTAGAAGTCGAAGTATATAAGGTAAACAATGACACCTTTTCTGCTCTTGATTCGCTAGAGGGACACCCGAATTTTTATCGCAGAAGGCAACTACCTATCAAGCTAAACAATGGAACGATAGTAAATGCTTGGATATACTTTATAAACAATAACTGGAATAGATACGATAGTATCTCATCAACCAATATGAAGTATCATAAAAGCTTTCCAATTACACCCAAATTTAGCTTTGGTACAAGGCGATACTCATACGCTGATAAGCCAACCTATGAGCAGTACACTTACGAGCCTACTACTCGTTACCACGAGCGTAGGGATTTATTCTCTTCATTGTCAACAATAGCAGACAAAGAAGATGACAATACAAAGTATTGTAACATTTGCTTTGAAGAAGTTTACTATGATGAAACTGAAATCAGCAATCAAAAATATCATTGCAGTGTGTGTAATGAAATGTATTCAGAGCAAGAGGTTACTAGCTAACCTCTGCTTTGTTTACATTGACTAAATATTAATAACAAAAAAACAATAACAAATGAGAAATTTAACACCAGCGCAAAAAAGATTACTTAACAGAGTTATAATTGCAAATGGATTATTCGACAACTTAACACTAAAAGATTTAAATACTAGAGAAACAAAAACGTTTTACAATCTACGAAGAAAAGGTCTTTATGTTTATTGCGAAGGAGAAAATAAAAAGATAATGTTGAACGTAGGTAAAATGATTAACGAGTCAGATTTTATGGATTATGTTGCTTCATTTAAACACGAAATCAATGGTATCAAGATAGATAGATTAAAAGCTGCAAGAGAAGAGCAATCCATTGTTAATTTAGTTATTAGAAAAACTGGATTATTGGCCTCTCAAAAATATAGAGGAAGTAAATTATACAACAACATTTGGATTTTTTACAATGCAAAAGAACAAAGTGCAAGCACTGAAGAATCTAAAAAAGAGATAAGAGCAGAAAGAAATAAAATTATAGACTTATCAATGAAGATTAATGAGGCCAAGACTTATGCTTACAGTTTAGAGATTCACGATTACGCAATATAATAATAACAAATAAATTAAAAACAATAAATATGGAAATAGCAATTATAAGATTTACCGAAAATACTGGTAGAACATACATTGTTGATATTACTAACGACCCTGAAAAGTGGATAGTAGACAACAACTCAACGAGAGACAAAGAAGAATACGAAAAACTGTCGGACTTTGATATCGAATGGACGACATTAAAACAATATTAAAATTATGAAAGCAAATGAAATTATAAATACATTAAACGAAACAGCTTGGTATATTGAAGAAATTGTGGGCAAAGAAAATATTTGCGACCACCATAAACAAATGTTTAAGGCAATAGAAAAAGCAAAAGAATTAATCACAAAAAATAAATAACTATGATAACAATAAAACAAATTAAAAATATCGCAAAAGATATTAAAGAAGATAAGGAGTGGGTAAACGATAGTCATACCTCTGCCGAACACAAAGGCGTTTGCAGTGGATTAGATAGGCTAGTCGGACACTTACAAGAATTAGAAACAACTAAAGACAACAACCAAATCAACTACACGCAAACAGCAATACACGTAATATTCTTATTAATGTTATGGTTTATATTCTATGTTGCGATGTGGATATTTTATTAATCAATTAAATTAAAATTATGCCTATAACTAAATATGGAACTTGCGTTGTGGAAGGCGACAACTATTGTATAGTAATAGAATATAAATACTACTACGATGATATGTCGCACGACTACGACCAACCACCCGAAGAAGACCTATCGATACAAAGTGTCGAACTAAACAATATAGATATCACAGATTTTTACTGGGACTTTCTCGACAATCACGAATCTTATTTTTACAGCAAGGCACTGGAGCAAGCACGAGCAGACAACGATTAGTCGCAAGCGACCAATCTGAAAAAGGTACAATGAAATTTGGCTATGTCTAAATATTGTTGTACCTTTGTCTATTATAAACCAATCAAACTAAACTTATGTATATAGAAATCAATCAAATAGAACTTTGCTGCGCACTTGCAAGCAATAGAACAATCAAAGACTTTTACGCAGAGGGAAAAACCGATTCAGATATAAACGTTGACTGCGGAACTCACACAGAATACACCCCTGAAGCACAAGAAGTGTTCGATAAATATTACGACCACTATTGGAATATGGTAGATAGATGTAATGTTACTCGCTCAACAATAAGCGTAGGATAATGCATCACGTAGCGCTAGAACTCTTGCACGAACAAGGGCTGAAACAAGAGTATAAAAGAAACGTAAGAGAATTTGACAACTACTTTAGGTATAGTGGTAAGGAAGAAAAAGTAAACCTCAAGGTCGCCTACTTTATGGAAAAGGAGCGGAGGTACAAAGCAAAATTTGTACGCGGGATTAAAAACGATATGTCAAAATATAAACTCAAAAAAAATGGATAATAAAAAATATGAAAACAATATGAAGTTTCTCGCTTTGTCATATGCGGGAGTAGTCATCACACTAATAATACTTATGCTATGGAATTAAATAGAAAAGCAGAACTAATAACAGAAAAGCTTATACTGAAGCAACGCGTCAAATCTTTAGAGCGTCAGCTGAAGAAATATAAAGCAGATAGTTTAAAAAGAAAAGAGAGAAGAAAAAAATTTAATATCACCTCCATCACCAAAGTTAACATTGATGGACATTGGTATTTTAAAGGAACAGAAATTTTAGCTTGTCAATAAATTAAACTATATTTACACAACAATTAAACCTTAATCAAATGAAATTCAAGAAACCCAGAAGAATGCTAACAGCCGAAATACTGTTAGAAAAATCACAAAAAACACCACGTAAAAAAGTTATACAAAAGCTACAACAATCAATAGACAAAGGAAGAATCAGCCTAACTACTTTTAGAAGTACTGGCCAAATAATGACTATGAACACGTATCTACACCTATATAGAGACCACGATGTGAGCGTAGTGGATTTAGGATTTAAACTATTACCCAACTCCAAAGAAGTTATTAGATATGCGGGCGGATTTATTATTCAAATGCTGCCCGAATCTCATTATGCTTTAAACTACCAGAAAGAACTAGAGGTTAGTTTAGATTTAAAAAAGCTAGAAAAAACCATCTTTGAAGACATGGCGAAAGACATGTTTCTAAATTTTTAAGATGGAAGGTAAAAGCGCATACTGGTACGACACTGATAGAAACCTATCAACTACCGATAAAGATAACAGAGTACCCAGCTACTATGTAGGAAATACAACAAGAGCAGGAAAGTATCAAGCACGATATGTGGTTGAAGATTTTAACTGCTCTTACAATGTGGGTACCGCAGTTACCTACTGCTTACGTTCAAGAGTCAAGCACGAAGATGGGGGAATAGAATGCTTAACTAAAGCTATTGCCCATCTAGAGTTTGAAATTGAAAGATTAAAAAGTCAGAAATAATTTGCACAATCCTTATACATTTCTTATATTAGCCGCTCATTCATAATGTAGTTTTGACAGAGAGAGGAGTCGGGAATAATCCCAAAAACTTTATGGGTTTAAGAAACCTTAATATTAAATGTTTGGTTTCTCTCTCTGTTTTTTAAACACAATTAAATTTAATAAAATGCCAATACACAATGAAATATTTGACAGCTATCGACTAGAGGTTAAAGAAATACACAACGCTATTAAATTATTAGCAAAACAAGGATATACAGTAATTGATTTAGAAGGTCAAGTTATTACTAAATGGAATGTAGATAGTGGGGATTACCCTAACATAACCTACAACAGAACACCTAAACAAAGATAGATGAACCAAAAAAACAAACCAAAAAAAGTGAGAACCGTTGATGATATTATTTTCAACTTAAACTTTCACGCACAAGAACTAAAGAAAATTCTCCAAGAAAAAAAGAAGTGGGAAGAAATAATTAAAAAAAATTCAAATGAAAGAACCTATATTTAATCAGCTAGCAGACAACGTTTGCTCACTGTATGATATTAGTAGAGAAAAACTCTTTACTAAAACTAAAGAAAGAAAAGTGGTAGATGCGCGACATATTTTATATTTCGGGTGTATGTCAAGACAAATAAGATTAAGTTACATTCAAGATTACTTGTCAAAAAACGGATACAAAATAAGTCACTCTTCAATCCTTCACGGGATAGATGTGGTCAAACAGAAAAGACAACAAGATGAGGATTACATTACCATCACGGACAGAATTCAAGAATGTGTTACACTTTAAAAGAAATATTTAATCAAGCAAAGGCAGACGAATTTTCTGCCGTCTTAGACGGGGAAGAATTTGAAGCACGGCTTTTGTCTGGAATCAGAATAGAGCAGAACAAAACTAATTTTGATACTATAATTCACAACACAACTCTAGGCGGAGATTTTTATAAAGAAATAACTACGGAGGAGTATGAAATTTTTTATCAAAAAGGTTGGCGGTCTGCTGTTTTTGTCTTATGTTTGTCTAACTATCGTAGAAAACTCGAAATGATAGAAGACAAAATAAAAACAGAAGTAAACACACGAAAGAATGCTAAACATATTATGAATCTAAAGGCAGCACGAGAAAGGATAATGAATTCATATAGTAAAATAAACAAAAAACTTAATCAATCAAACAAATAAAATTATGTCAAAATTAAAAACAGTAAATATTCAAGGGAAGGACTATGTAATGGTTCACGACCGATTAAAACATTTCAGAGAAACTTACCAACACAAGTATGGTATGGTTACTACTGTACTAGAAAAAACAAGTACAACGATATTAGTTCAAGCAGCTATTATAGAAAAAGAATCTGGTTTCACAGTGGCTACGGGTACAGCTTTTGAAGAGGCAGCATCTAACTTTATTAATAAAGGAAGTTACGTAGAGAATGCAGAAACAAGCGCATGGGGTAGAGCATTAGGGTGTTTTGGGATTGGTATAGATAGTGGAGTAGCAAGCTACGAAGAAACTGCTAACTATAAATTAAATAATAAGAAAGTAGAAACCACTATTACCGTGCAAGATGTAGATGTCGAGGCTTTTTTAAAATGGGTGGCGGCTTTACCAAAGAAAGATAAAAATATGAAACATATTGTTGCTTTCTTAAAAGACAACAACTACAATATAACTGAAGAAATAAAACAAACAATAACAAACGCAATAACAAATGGAAAAAGTAATACAACAACTAAAAAACGATAAAGAATATTACTCGGGAGTAGGTCGTAAATATTTATCTAATTCAGATATTAGCGACTTACTTTACAATCCGATAAACTTTAAAACAGATAGGCCAGATAACAAGAATTTTTTGTTTGGAAGATATTTTCATCAACTTATTTTGGAGCCACAAAAAATAGCTAACTGGGAATTTGTAGATGCGAGTAGTAGAAATACAAAGCTATACAAAGAAACAGTGGAAATGAGAGAAGTAGAGGTAATGCTTTTACAAAAAGAAAAAGAATTAGCCGACCAATTAAAAGAAACAATGTTAAGAAACTTTGACTTTGCTATGCCTATATATAAGACTGGAAATAAATTTGAAGAGCCAGCGATAAAAGAAATAAAAGGCTTGATGTGGAAAGGAAAGGCAGACATTGTATGTGATGATTGTGTAATTGATATCAAAAGTACTGCTGACATTTCTCGATTTAAGTTTTCAGCACGTTCATATAATTATGACTCACAAGCATACTTGTATCAAGAGTTGTTCGGAAAACCTTTAGTGTTCTATGTTATATGTAAAGAATCTAAAGTGTTAGGGAAGTTTAACCCTACTCCAGAGTTTTTAGAAAGAGGCGAACAAAAAGTAGAAAGAGCAGTCAAGATGTATAATAAATATTTTGCTGAAGGAAGTATGGAAAATATAGAACAGTTTTATTTAAATGAAGATTTATAAATGAAGAAAAGAAAATTAAATTCAACTAATCCTAAATATCAAAAAGAGGATACAACAAAAAAACAAAAGGTAACTAAAAAATTAATCAATGAAACTAAAGGTGTTAAAGTTTATGCGGTCTTTATGGAACAAGATTCCGAAGAGAACGCCTAAAGGTACTATTATGTGGATTAGAGTTCCAATGTCCGTTAATAGTAAAGTCGAGAAAGAAGATTTAATCTTTGAGACAATGAATCATTTGGAACGAACTATAAAAATAAATAACAATGTCAGATTTCAAACACAACCCAAATAAAGGGAACTTATTTAAAAATAAGTACAAAGAAGAAGGTAGTAAACAACCAGATTATAAAGGCTCTGTTGCATTGCCTGATGGCACCCAAAAAGAAATAGCTGCTTGGGTAAACACTAGGACTAATGCAGATGGAAAAGAAGAACATTTTTTCGGTTTAACACTTAGTGATAAGCAAGAAAAAAAAGTTGAATCTCCTGTAGAATCTCCTGTAGAATCTCCTGTAGCTGCTGCGCCAGTTAAAGATTCTGGACTACCATTCTAATTGAGTAACTAACGTAAAAAGAGAGTCTCTTATGGCTCTTTTTTTATGTTTTTTTGTGTGTCGATATGTTAATTTTAACCAAAACATATAAGAGTAATAAAATTTTATATTATATTTATTTTTCTTTTTTTTATAAGCGGGTAAATATATGACATAATCGACATATCAACTGACAATCAACAACTTATGAAAATAAAAACGACATAAAACCGACATATAAACGACATACTATGACACACACTATAACAATATTCCAAAACATAAAAGAAACTACAACCCCTTTTCATCGCGATGCCTACACTATTTTAGAGAGAATTAAGAATGGCTCCTCCAAAGATTTAGTCAAAAGAATTAGGAGAGAAAAAGATAAAAGCAAAAGAAATGAAATTAAAAAATTATTACCAGCTGTTTGTTTTTCTGGTACGTTTACTAAAAGACAAGACACCAGTTTAATTGAACATAGCGGTTTAATTTGTTTAGACTTTGATGGTTACGGAAAGGTAAAAGATATGTTGAAAGATAAAGATATGCTTACTAAAAATAAGTTTGTCTTTTCTGTTTTTATTTCTCCCTCTGGTAATGGATTAAAAGTATTAATAAAAATCCCGCGGGACAAAGAGAATCATACAAGATATTTTCAATCACTAGATAAATATTTTAATTCGGATTATTTTGACAAGACAACTAAAAATATCTCACGTGTCTGTTACGAAAGTTATGACCCTTTAATTCATATTAATAATGATAGTGCTGAGTGGGATAAGATTGAAGAGGTAGAGTATAAAGAAGTTAAGAAACATATTGACCCCGTTACCATACCTATAACTGATGAAAATAAAATAGTAGAGATATTAGTGAAATGGTGGGAGAAAAAATTTCCGATGAATGAAGGACAAAGAAATCAGCATGCCTATGTTTTAGCAGCTGCTTTTAATGATTATGGTATTAGTGAAAGTTTAGCTTCATATGTATTAGGGCAGTATTCTAATAAAGATTTTAATTTAGAAGAAATCAAAAGAACTATCAAATCTGCTTATAGTAATACCCATAACTTTGGAACAAAGTATTATGAAGATGAGGATAGGATAAGTGATATAAAAACCAAACTCAAACAAGGCGTACCAAAAAATGAAATTCGGTGTCAATTAGAAGATGCTTCATTTGATACCGAGGTAATAAACTCTGTGCTGGAAAAAGCAGATGAGGAGAACAAGCATCAAATTTTTTGGACTAAATCTAATAAGGGTGTTATTAAAATAGTACATATACTATTTAAACAATTTTTAGAAGACCACGGGTACTACAAGTTTTGCCCAGAAGGAAGTCGCAACTATGTATTTGTAAAAGTATCAAACAATCTTATAGACCATACATCAGAAAAAGAAATTAAAGATTTTGTATTAGATACTTTGTTGAAGTTAGAAGATATGAGTATCTATAATTATTTTGCTGACCACACTAGATTTTTTAAAGAAGAGTTTTTGTCTTTACTATCAACCATTGAAGTATATTTTATAGAAGACACTAAAGATGAGGCCTACTTATACTACAGAAATTGTGCCGTTAAAATAACCAAAAACGATGTTGTTCCTATAGACTATTTAGATTTAGGCGGTTATGTCTGGCGCGAACAAGTCATCAATAGAATTTTTACAATTTGTAAAGTAAAGGATTGCGACTACAAGCAGTTCGTTGCCAACATATGCGGGCAGAAACAATCACGTATATCAACAATGGAAAGTACTATTGGTTATTTAATGCATGGGTATAAAAACTTATCTTTTTCTCCAGCTGTAATTTTAAACGATGAAGTTATATCGGACAATCCAGAGGGTGGAACTGGTAAAGGTTTATTTATGAATGCACTAGGCCATATGAAGAAGTTGGTATTTATAGATGGAAAATCTTTTAACTTTGAGAGGTCTTTTGCTTATCAATTAGTTTCGGCTGACACACAGATATTATGCTTTGATGATGTAAAAAAATATTTTGATTTTGAAAGATTGTTTTCTGTTGTTACAGAAGGATTAACTTTAGAAAAGAAAAATAAAGATGCAATTAAAATTCCATTTGAAAATTCTCCGAAGATAGCAATTACCACTAACTATGCTATTAAAGGGTCTGGTAATTCTTTTGCAAGGCGTAAATGGGAAATAGAATTACACCAACACTACAATAAATCTTTCTCTCCTTTAGATGAATTTAACAAGCTAATGTTTGGAGATTGGGACGATGCAGAATGGTGTATCTTTGATAATTATATGGTGGATTGTTTACAGCTTCATCTAAACGAAGGACTTATAAAATCTTCATTTGTAAATTTAGAAGTTCGACAGCTGTCAGCAGAAACATCACACGAATTTATAGAGTGGTGCGGTTTGTTACAAGGACAAACAGTGAACACTAAATTGCAAGTAGATAAACGAATATATAAACAAGAATTGTATTATGATTTTATTGAAGAGAATCCAGACTACGCCCCTAAATCTAAAATGACTATTTCAAGAACGAGGTTTAATAAGTGGCTTACTGCATATGGAGTTTTTAGAGAAGGTGTAGTACCAGAAGAAGGTAGAGATATGCACGGCAGATGGATAATATATAAAACACAATCTACTCCATCTAATCCTAATCTCCCTTTTTAATGGCTAAAAGCGACAAAGAAATATTACACATTGCTATGCGAAATTCTTACAGCGTTTTATTTGAGAATGCTGCTGAAGAAGATATTATAGAGTCGGAAGATTATTACTTTGCTCATAATCCTTTTGCCCCATATAGTAAAGACTTTATTTTAAACATGCTAGATTATTTCATAGAGGAAGAAGAATATGAAAAATGTATTAACATCAGACAAACACTAAAAGAATGGAACTCAGACCCTACCAGAAAGAAATTGTAACACGCGGGTTACAAATAATAAACCAATATAAATTTTTATATCTGGCAATGGAGGTGCGAACGGGAAAAACTTTAACGTCCCTAAGCATTGCACAAGATATTGGTGGAAAAGGCAGTGTGCTTTTTATAACCAAAAAAAAAGCTATATCAAGTATTGAAGCAGATTATGATTTGCTTAATCCTAATTATCACCTACACGTGATTAATTATGAGAGCTTACATAAAATTCCTAAAAATAAATGGACGGTGGTAATATGTGATGAGGCCCATACGATGGGGGCTTTTCCCAAACCCAGCAAACGAGCTAAGCAGGTTAAAGCGTTGCTAAAAAAACATAATCCTTTTGTTATTCTGTTATCAGGAACTCCTACACCCGAAAGTTATAGTCAGATTTATCATCAAATTTATGGGATACCTACTAATCCTTTTGCCCAATATAAAAACTTTTATAGGTTTTCTGATGATTATGTAAACGTACAAGTTAGACCAATAGGGATAATGTATATAAGAGATTATAGCGGAGGAACTAAGAAAATTTTAGAAAAAATAAAACCTTACACTATATCTTACACACAAAAAGAGGCGGGCTTTCAAGTGAAAACTACAGAAAAAATCTTAACTGTAGATATGAAGGAAAAAACATACGAGTGGATTAAAAAATTACAAAAAGATAAAGTGCTGCGAGGCACAGAAGAAGTTGTGTTAGGAGACACCGCGGTTAAATTAATGAGTAAGGTTCACCAAATGTATTCAGGGACTGTTAAGTTTGAGTCTGGCGCTACAAACGTCTTAGATTACTCTAAGGCAAAATTTATCAAACGTAAATTTGAAAATAAAAAAATAGCTATATTCTATAAGTTTATTGCAGAGCTTGATGCATTAAAAGAAGTTTATGGAAGAGAGTCGTTAACGACCAATTTAGAAGAATTCAACACTACAGACAAATCTATTGCCCTGCAAATTGTGAGCGGAAGAGAAGGTATCTCATTGAAAAAAGCTAGTGCTTTAATTTATTACAATATAGATTTTAGTGCTACAAGTTATTGGCAATCAAGAGATAGAATGACAACCAAGGATAGATTAAAGAATAAAGTTTATTGGATATTTGCCCGTAAAGGAATTGAGCATCAAATTTATAAAGCCGTTACAAAGAAAAAAGATTACACCCTAAATCACTTCAAAAGAGATTTCTTAAATTTGTAATATGACTGAGCAACAAATTCAAAAGAAAAGAATTCAAGAGCTTGAGGCAGAAGGTTACTATGTAATAAAACTGCTAAAGACCAACAAGAACGGTATTCCAGATATAATTGCTTTACCGCCAGGCAGCGAAGTATTGTTTAGCGAAATAAAAAAACCTGAGGGAAGGCTTTCGATTTTACAAGAATACAGATTAAAAGAATTAAAAGAACATGGATTTAAAACAGAAGTATACCGAGGTTAGACCCGAGTACGATATGGACGCGGGCTTTCTCGACCAGCTTCGTGATTTCCCAATTCGTTACAGCGTTCCAGTTGCTGTATTAATGGATTGTAATGCAGAGTTATTGCCAAGGCTAAATGGGTGGACACAAAAGGTAGGGGGAGTTATTACTAGTCCTACAAATTTTTTCTTTGAATTAGAATATTACCACGAAGAAGGCGATGTTCCAGTGTTTTTAAGTATAGAAGAAACTGACGCAGACACTTATCTTGACCATATATTAAACAAAACAACACTAACAGCAAATGAAATATCTAAAAGAATCAGATACTCGTAAAATAAAAAAAGTAAAACAAATCGTTAACAACGTATTTAGTGTTGATGTATTACTTAAGTCTAGGAAAAGAAAATATGTAAATGCTCGAATGGTATACTCTAAAATACTACGGGAACAAAACTTTACTTATTACCACATAGGTTTGTCTCTTTTAAAAAATCACGCTTCAATTTTACACTACGTAAAGAGTATAGACTGGATATTGTCTTATGATAAAAAACTGTTAAAAAAGTATGAACAATGCCTCGATTTACTAGATGAGCAGGGCGAGGATTACTTAGAGTTAACAAAAGCTGAATTAATTTTATTAGTAAAGAAACTAAAAAAACAAAATAATTTATTATCTTTATCTCAAAATGTCTAAAACAAGACTAAAGTTAGTCAAAATGTAAAAGATTATAGGATAAATGGTTAGCCAAGGAGTAGAGAAAGATAAGTTGAAGTTCATCAATTTTACGATGAAAGAGATACACGACTCCCTAGACAATCTTTACGAAAACTTTGTTGATGGACATTACACCGAAGTAAAAAAAGATTCTGCTCTTATTATAAAGACTCTTACCTCCTTACAGGAATCGGTGGAAGACGAAATATAACATGGGAAAAGAATACGGTAAACGACTCAGGCTTTCAACAGAAGAAGTAGATTTAATTCTACAGAGAAGAGCAACCGTTGTAGACAACATAAATAACAATTCCGCACTCGATATACACTTAAAAGAAAGAGGCATCAACAAAAAAGATGTAGTTAGCGTAAAGCATTGGCAAAGCGGAAGTGGAGATTATAGATTCTCCGTAGTTACTAAAGAAAACTTAGGGTTAGATGAAAACCAAATATGGGACAAAATAAATTCTTTTGTCGAAACCTATTCCCCTACCTATCCTACTATTAAAACTCCAGCAGGAGACCATTTGCTAATAGTTAATCCAGCAGATATACACATAGGTAAATACGCAAATGAATTAGAAACAGGCGAAAAATATGATTGCGAAACGGCTGTAAGTCGAGTAATAGAAGGAGTAATAGGATTAATTGATAAATCAGCTGGTTTTGATATAGACAGAGTTTTGTTTTGTGTTGGCAACGACATATTACATATAGATAATGTTTATAGCACCACTACTAAAGGAACGTATCAAGACACCGATGGTAAATGGTGGGAGCATTATGAAATAGCTCTAATGCTTTACGTGAAGTGTATAGAAATGTTAAGACAGGTAGCTCCTGTTGATGTCCTGCATAGTATGAGTAACCATGATTATCAATCAGGGTTTCATCTTGCTCACACTTTGAAGAGTTGGTTTAGAAAAGCAGATAATGTAAAGTTTGATATAGGGGTTTCTCACAGAAAGTATTATAAATATGGTACAAACCTTATAGGTTTAGAGCATGGAGACGGTGCAAAAATGGATGCTTTGCCTTTGTTAATGGCGCAAGAAAATCCTCAAGATTGGTCGTCTACGACTCATAGATATTGGTATCTTCATCACATTCACCACAAAGTAAAACACAAATGGCTAGATGGAAAAGACTTTATAGGGGTCACTGTAGAGTATATGCGCTCTCCTTCTTCGGCAGATAGCTGGCACAGTAGAAAAGGCTTTACAGGCGCTCCTAAGGCTTGTGAGGGGTTTATCCATCACAATGAAAGCGGGCAGGTTGCAAGACTAACGCATTACTTTTAAGACCTCTTAAAGTCTCCACGCTTAGGTCTTTTCTTTTTAAAGCCGTCAGTAGCATAATATAACTTCACTTGTTTTTCAGTAAAGGTTCTTCCACTTGGGCTTTTATATTTGTTTTTTCCTATTTTAGTAAATGGCATAGTTATTTTTGTCTCGTTCTTTTCTTTTTCTTATAAGTCTTTCTTCGACCTTCACCACCTTGTTTTGGAAGGAAGCGCGCAGGTATTCTGCTTTTAGGTACACGCATCATTCGTAGGAAATCATATACCCAATGGTTCTCCCCCTCAACTGCTTGCTGTAATGGATATTCAAAAATATCAAACTGAGCTCTTACTCTGAATTGAGTAAACTCATAAAGTGCTTTAAGGGTTTGTTCAAATATATTTCTGCCTTCCTCATTTCTAACCCACTTACCTAATTCTTCCGCAACTTCAACTGGAGGCATCGTTGTAGAGTCTTTTCCTTTTTTATAAGGTGTTCCTTCAACTTCATTTATAAATGCCGAAATAGTTTCATTCACCATAGGTATAGCATCCATCATTGCTTGTATACCGTGCCACTTTAAAACTTGTTCCCAAAACTTTTCTCTATCGTCTTTGTCTCCTAGCAATAATAACCACATAGATGAAACCGCATGGAAGAGCATAACAGAAATAAACCCTACCCACCCAAACGTGTTAAAGTCTTTTCCAGAAGGGGTTACATTTCTAAATACGTCTTTAAAGAAATTCATAAAACTTAAATAAGTATTGTTAAGAATTTGTATTGGGGTGGTTGTAAATGCTGAAAACACTTGTGCAGTACCACTTTTTTGGGATTGTAGCCCTGGCTTATCTATACCTCTACGTGACTGATTAGTTAAATTATAATCGTTAAATACTCTTAACGCTTCTTCATGTGTAAACCCATTGGCTATCATATTTTTGTATACAATAATATACCCCATAGCCCCAGCTAAATCTCCTTCTGAAGTAAAGAAACCAAATGCTTTTTTTATAATATCATAACTTTGAGCACGCTTTTTTCTTTCAATCCCTTCGGGAGTGCTGTCTATTAAATCAGCTCTTTCTCTACCTGTATACAACATGTACAAATTTCCTGATTTAGACTCCCAATTTCTTTTTCTGAAAGTAGCTGATATTTTTTTAGCGAGTTCTTTGTTTTTTGCATAGTTCCCTGGAGCAAACTCTTTTACTATTTGCGTCATAAATGCAGATATGTTTGCAGGTTCGTTTAATGCAAAAGCTGCTGTATTCCATAATAATTCTACGGTGTTAGTGGCGATATTTTTAATACCGCTACCTGTAAAAAGAGTATCCCCTGCTTTTTTTGTTTGTTTAAATACTTTAAACTTGGGATTATTATATAATGGGTAAGCCATAACAACTGAAGACGCTTGCTTTAAGTACTGCATCGGATGTAGTGATAAGAAATAACTAGTAACCATACTTATACCATTTGAAATAGCTCTGGTTTTATTAGGGGTTCGTGTTTTTCCTGATGGGTCTATAGCTACATTTATATTATATATAATCATTTCTTTCATTCCAGTAGTAGAAAGCAACGCTTCTACTGATGGCATAGAGATAATTCCTTCTATAATTTTTACATCGGTTGCATAACCCGTCCACCTAGCTACATCATCTATGTAATTATCTAAAGTATTAAAGAAATTCATATCGGTTAATATCATTCTCAGGTTATTTGGGCTAGCCGTTTCTGACAAGCTTCCAGGCAACATAGAGCGAATAGCGTTTAAATTAGATTGTGCGTCAACATCAAAGCCGTAACTTTTAGGCTGCCCAATAATAGGTTGTGTTGCTCTAGGAAAATACAATTCTCTGAACGGCAAGTTCACTCCATATATCTCTCGATGTTTAGCATTTATAATTGGATATACTTCATCGGTTAAAAAGCCAACTACTTTATCTACAAAAGTTGTTAAATCTTTACCGATAAACTTTTCTAGTTTGTTAATTTTTTCTTGTGTAAACCCATCATTTTGCAAAATAATTTTACTCTCAGGGTTTTTCCATAAAGCAATTATACGCATAGCTTCACTAGTGGTTAGAGGCGTGTTTTGAGTTGATAATTTATTTTGGGGGTTAACACCCTCTATTAATATCGTTTTACCATTATCAGCCAAAACAGTTATATATTGGTAAGCGTCTACATCATTCCATTTTAAACCAAACCTTTCTGCCAGGATATTACTATACTTCTTTTTACCCAGAACTTCATGAGCTATTTCAGTTAATCTGTCACGAAAATCAAAGAAAATAGAGTTATAATTTTCTTCTGCATCAGTTAGTCTATAATAGATATTGTTTAATAAAAATTTACCATTTCTGTTATCTAATGAAGAATATAAAACGTGCCCCATTGCCATCATATCATATGCGTTTAACTTCATTTCCTGCATCACTCTTTTAAAATTATCAAAGTCTAAAAAGTTTTTTTGTAGTTTTTTCATTGAATTTACAAAGCCACTCTTCTTGTATCCCGCCAACGCATTTCTTCCTTCACTATTTAAAGTGTCTTGATTTTTCGGGGTACCATCTTCGAAAAATAAATCTTTATTTGTTTTTTTAATTTGCTCATCAGCTTCTTGTTCTAACTTTGCCAGCTCTGCTTTTCTTTCCTCTTGTTCAGCTTGATGTAAACTTCTTCCTAATTGTCTTTTATTTTTTAAATCATCAAACAACTGTTCTACCTCAGCTAAATTCATTTGATGTAAATCTCCCAGCACACTAAACGCATCGGCCCTGGCTATTAGTTCCCTGTCTTCTCTTGTTTTATTTTCTTTATCTCTTAGTTTAGATATTGTGTTTTCTAAATTAGCTAACTCATTCATTTCTTTTGCAAAAATCTCTAAACCTTGAGGTGTATCGTAGGTGTCAAGTAAAGCTTTAGCTGCTACAAAAAACTCTTTTGTTGTGACATCTATTTGCGCACCTTTACGGGTTTTTCCTGTTGCCGTTACATTAGTTTTAGATTGATTTTGAATAAGTTTTTTTATCTTAGAAATTAAATCTTTTTTAATTCTATCTTCAACTTTAGCAATACGGCTTAATACGTTTTCTATTTCTGCAAGTTGGTTGGCATCATTAACAGCAGCTATACGATTATTCATGTAAGTTAAATCGCTTCTGTTTATTAAGTCTGTTTTAGGAAATATTAAATTTATAAGTTTTGCTAAATCTTTTTTAGCTGTTGCAACATCTTTAGCCCCTTGTTTTCTAGCACGCAAAGTGTTTTTTATTTTGTTAACCTCAAGTTGTACGTTTCTGTTTGCTCTTATACCTAACTCTTTGTCGTAATCGACAACTAATTGTTCTTGAACTTTAGGTGATTGAGCAGCATAAAGAGGACTTGCTTTCAATGCGTCTAAACCTATCTTACGAATTTCTGCTGGTGATTTTAAACCTTCTAATATGGTTTCATCTATTGGAAATAATCTTAATATTTGTGCGGTAGATTTACCCTTAGTAGCTTTAGGAAATCTTTTCTTTACAGAATCTATGTGTCTTTTTCTTACTTCGGTTGTGGTACCAACCCCGATAGCTTTGTTAACAATGTTTTGTACTTCAGTAAATAAAGCCATACCTCTAAAGAAGCCTCCCTCAATATTTCTAAATGCTGGGGGTAGTGAAACTATCTCAGTTGGTAATGCTGTGAAGGCATCATTTATATCTTGACGGGTAAACCTTTCTTCCCCACGCACGCCTATGTTTTCACCACGATTAACTCTTTCAACTAACACAGCTTTAATTTGGTCATCTGATATACCTAACTCTCTAGCTTCAGTTACCACTTCCACCATATTACTACCACGTGGCACTTTTTTTTGCTGAGACAGTGCTAGTTTAGTTTGACCTGTTTCATCTACAATCACATCTTCTACAACTACTTCACCTCCCAATAAATCTCCTAACGCCATATTCACAAAGTCAGTTAAAGACATTCCTTTTACGTCTTGTTCAAAGGTTGGTGATTTAAAAAAGTCTTTAGCTTTTAAATAAGCATTTTTTATAAAGTTCATAAGAGCTTCATACCACTTATATAATTTATTTTTGGTTTGCCTTTCTGCCTCTTTAGTTTTCTTTGCTCCTTCTTGCGCTATATATATAATTAAAGCCTCTTCCCTAGCCTGGTCTCCTTCGCCATATATTTTTACTTGTTGATTGTATATTTTCTCTCCATCTTCTGTAGATGTAATAAGCTGTAATCCTCTCTTATATAATGCTGTTCCTTTTGCACCCGATTGGTTTGATTTTAAATAGTCTACATATATATGGCCAAATTCATGGAGAGGAAGTTCTAATGTTTTATCATCAGGGTTTAAATATATTTTACCATCACGGGTAGCTCCATAAGCTACATAACCATCTTTAGTAGTTCTTTTAACTACACCTGGGTCTTTAAGAGCTTTTTCAAATTCTTCTTGGTTGTCGTATACCTGCGTGCCTGGGAAAGCTTTTTGTAACAAGGCTACAAGTTCTTCTCTAGTTTCAGGACTAGCATCAGGCTCTTGTCTTTGTACTCTAGTTAATTCTTTACCTTTGAATGGGTCTTGTTTTATTCTGGAACCTACAGGTGCTAAATAGTATCCAGCTTGTTCACCTCTTTCTGTTTGCGTTGATATTAAATCATATCCATATCTTTCGACAATAATTTCAAGTTTTTGAACGTTGTCAATGGTAGAAGGAAAATAACCAGTTTCTTTGTCGTATTGATAGTCAAGTAGCGTGTTTTCTAAAGGAGCAACAGCCTGACTTAATTGAACACCCCCGTCTCCTTTTCTTCTTCTTTTAATATTTTCCCAGTCTTCTCTAGCCCAAGCAGGAACTTCTGACCTAGCTGTTACATTTTTATTTAACGCACCTTCATCTACTAATACAAACTCTCCGTTTTCTCTTTGACCCCAGTTTCTTCTAGATTTAAAATCATTCCACAACACATCGTAATTAAAAAAATCTGACAATCCCATTTCCTCCATTACTTCTTGAACTTCACTGCCTCTGTTATCAAAATCTGTTTGCGAAAACTTCTGCAAAGGTTTTAAAAATTCTCTTACTGCTTTATCATTTCTAGGTACATTTTCTACAACTATATAATCTTCTCCTCTTTCAAATATATTAGGGACAAAAGGCCCAAGTATATTTAAATCCCCGTAATTCAACGATGTGTTCTGTTGTAAACCTCTGGGGTTCTTTGCAATTTTAATAACTTTATTGTTTCCTATATCATATACATCACGGGTTGTGCCCCCTGGAATTCTCTTTTCTTTTATGTCTTCCAAAGAAACTTTATCAAAAGCTATTTCTTCTGTGTTAAATGTTTGGTCATTAGTAAATAAATCAGCTATGGGGCTTTGGCTTAATTGTAAATCACCTGGACTTTCTTCTGTTCTCCCTAAAACTTCATTAACAATTTTATTCGCCTCTTCAGTTTCTTCACCCGCAACAACTTGTTTTTGTGTAGCAAGGTTTGATAGTTCTTGGTTTAAGACTCTTATTTGTTTTCCAAATAATTGTTTTGTTAATTCATTCTGTGAGAGTTGATTTTTAGCATTAAAAATATCCATCATTTTAGTTTGCACAGGCAACAACTCTGTACTAGCCACACCCTTCTCTCCTAATCCCAGCAACAGTTGAGCGTCTCTTTTGTACCCAATATTTTTCTGAATCTTTTCTTCTGTATTCCCATCAATATACCCAATCTTACGCATATTATTCGCCCAGTTAGTGGTTTGTTCGTTGTTAAATGTAGAGCCAGAATAGTACTGCGTATCTCCCATTTGTTTGGCTTTTAATATGTGTTCATTTTTTAAAGCAGTCATAGTTAGATTCATAACAGCATTACTAGTATTACTTCCAAACGCACCTATAGCTTCTAGAGCTATTTCATCAGCTCTAAATGTTTTACCGTTTAATAATGCATTAGCAGATTGCGCTAAATATTCACCATAAGCTTCAGCTGCTGGGTCAACAATAGCTCTTTCTGCTATAACTAAACCAGCCCTTCTCCAAGCTTCTGCTCTTGAACCCGCGTGAAATAATCCTCCTTTGCCTATAAATAATTTACCAGCTGTACGTGCACTTAAATAGTCTACAACAGCAATAGGTATACCTCTAGCCAATCCTACGCTTCTTCCTTCATTCCACACATTAGGGTCATTCATTGCCATTAACATTTCTTCTGCGTCAAATATATCATAACCATTTGCAGTAGCTGCTTCAAATATAGCGGTGGTGTATTCCATTGCTAATATAGTAGCAGACCCACCAAGCATTGTTCCTTTTACCGTTCCACCAAGTGCTCCTATAACTAAATCTGCATTTTCTCTTGCCCAAGCCTTAGGATTTAATTTCTTTCCTGCTCCTATAACTTTTTGCCCAAAATTAGTTTGACCACGAGTTCTAAAGCCTCTTTTACGTCTCAATTTAGCATCAAGGAATCCTGTAGTTCCACCAACAATACCAAAGCCAGGGATAATTTTTAAACCGTACGGTAACATTTCTGAAAAAGAACCTGCTGCTAATGAAGCACCCATATCTAGCGGATTATCCATAAAGACATTTGCTGCTTCAGTCCAACCTTTGGCTTTATTCCACTCCAGCATTTCTTTACTCATTCCTTCACTCTTAGTTACAGAGTTTTCTAAATGTTTAGAAACTTCTATCGCCACCTCTTTTCTACTCATACCCATAAGCTCTTGCATCTTAACAGGGTTCTCACTAAACAGAGACATTGCTAACAAATACTCTGCGGCTTTTCCTCTTTCTCCACGAGTTATCCATTCGTTTTTTACTTGAGGCCAGAAATCTTCTAAAACCACACCCCTTGCTTCTTTTATTGATTTTGAATTTAAATAAGTTTGACTTATTATGTATTGGTCAGCAGCATAAATTTTTTGCGCCTCAAGCTCACCCTTGGCTAACGTTATATAGTCCATTATTTCTATCTGTTGCTCATCCAGACTAGCTAAATTATTTAGGCGATAGTTTTCTAATTCGTTTGAACTAACACCAAATGCCTCTATACTTAATTGGTCTAAAGCTTTTAAGCCCATATTAGCATTGTTTTTTGTGTTAATTGCCTCTATAGTATATGCTTCTCTTCTTTTGGCTGCTTCTAAGTCCCATTGTAAACTAACATCTTGAAATTTTTTATCTTGTGTAATATTGTAAAGATTGTCTCTCATCTTCTCAAGCTCTACTTTTCTTTCTGACCAATCACGCCTCATCCTGCCGTCCTTACCAAAAAGCTTAGGGTATTTGTCAATAGTTGCTTTATCCACAATAAGTTCATTACCGCCATAAACCTGTGTAGCATTACTCAACCAAGGTCTCTCGCCTTTGACAAACTGAAAGTTCTCTCGGTCAATGTACCCTACAGCCACTTTGCTCTTTGGGTCTAGGGCAGCGTAGTCACCTAGAATTGCATCACCTCCCGCTGCAAGTAATGTTTCTTCATCTACACCCAATGCTCTCCCAATTCTTTTTGTAAACTGCGAATCTTGCTGACTAGCCATTCCTTGAATTTCATTAATGAGTAATATTTCGTCTCGGATAGCATCATAATCATTAACAGCTTCCATCATGCCATCATAATCTTCAAAACCGTGTGCTTGAAAAAATCTTTCTTTTTCTAGGTCTACAGTATTATAATCTTTCCATGCCCCTTCAGCAAAAGCTTCTGCTTCTTCTTGTGTTTCAAACGCATACTTTTCTCCTCTTTGATTAGCCATTTCTATAATTTCGTCTAGCTGAGTTTCAGGGTCGAACTCTACCCACCTATCTTCATAAGTAGATTGTACGTTAGGGTCTTTAGGATACAGTGAAGGCATAGCATAATACTTTCCATCTATTTCAACACTTATCATTTTATGGGAAGAATAATCTCCAGTATCTAAATTAAAACGTTTGCCTGTTCTCGCATTTTTAATATCAAGCGCTTTAGCAATATTACTTTCCTCAGGGTTAGGCTCCTCAGGAAAACGGGCTTTGTCATTAACAAACTTTTCAAACAGAGCTAATTCTTCTTTACTTGGATTAGCTATATTTAAATTAAACTGGTCGCTTCCATCTAAAGAAGTAATAGTTAGGTATTGGTCAGGGTTTTTTGTAGCCACTGTCTCTCTTTTACCTTGCAGTTCTTTTTTTAAATCATCTGGTGTATAATTAGTCAAGTCAAAAAATTCACTAACACTACCCATACCCATATTAAAAGATATAGGCTTTTCAATTAAAAAACCATATTTACCTATAGTGTTTCTAAGACGTTGTTGATAATCGTCTTGATATTGTTTTAATTCAGTGGTATTTTCGGTGTCTGTAAATCCTACGTTATCTAGAGCAGTTGATACATTGTTTTGAAAACCCTCGTTACTATTAGCATCAAACGCAAATATCTGCTCACCCTTATCGCCAGCAAAACCTATTATTTGATTTAGACCTACATTTACTTCTTCTTCAATGAAAGCTTGATATTCTTCCATTGTTTCAAATTTAGGCTCACCTTTAGGGTTTAGACCTTGGTCGTTAGGTGCAGGATAGTTTTTAATATAATCTTTTGGGTCATATTCTATTTCTAAAGAAGTTCTTAATTCTTGAGCAACCTCGTTCTTTGTTTTTTTTTTCTTAGGCAGAAATTCTTCTGTAGTTTCTTCTTTTACTACATCCTTGTAATCTCTTATAGGAGCACCTGATACAGATATTACATCAATAGTTTTATCATTTTTATATTTCTCCGTTTCTGCACTTATAATACTATCCCTAGTTTTTTCTCTAGCTTTAGCATCTTCATCAGGGTTCATGCCTAATAGTTTTTCGGACGCTTTTTTAAACCAATCCTTAACACCTGTTGTACCCCTGTCTTGCTCAGAAAAATCCATTTCTTCCCCTGCTGGATTAGTCATAGGTAAATTAAAAAATTCTTGAAAAGATTGTAGCGTGGGAAAAGTTTCTTTATCTACTACAGTATACAAATCTTCAACAGAGTAGTCACCACCAAAAAACTGGGTTAATTGCTCGGGAGAATTAAACATATCAGGAGATTCTAAAACCTGATATAAGTCAGAAAAACTTAACTCGTCCATACTCTAAACTATTTATTGTATAATTTATAATGTTCTGCTGCCTGATTATATAACTCAATTACTTGAGTGTAATTTAACTCTGGATTAGCTGCTTTTATTTTATTAGGGTCAGGTTTTTCACCGATAACATAACCTGCTATCTCTATATCTTCTGGTACTAACGGGTTATCTTTTTGAATTCTGTTAGTTACTATTAATCTACCATCACCCTTATTCCAACTTACTATATTTTTATTTCTTCCTGAATCTGGAATTTCCTTTTTCGTAATTCGATTCGTCATAATAGACTCTTGTACTGAAAAATCATCACCTAAAACAGACTTGAAATCATTAGGCCTTAGCATTTCTTGTTTTGCTGACGCATCGTACAGTTTTTTCACAATAGAATTTAACTTGTTATAGTTATTATCTTCTGAATTTATATATATAGGAGCCGTCATAAACTCAGGGTAGTAAACTTCTGTATACTCAGTGCCTTTGTGTGTTACTGGTTCTAAGCTTTGGTCTGATAACATTTGTCGATTGTTAGCAGGGGTTGTGTTAAATATTGTAGTTAGCACGGTAACAACATCATCCGCTGAATCAGGTTTTGTTTGAGTAATTAAATCCAAAGGACTACCGAGTACTTCGTCTTTTGTCCCCCCACCAGAAGTAACTACTTCTAAATTTTCATAATTCCATCCTTGATTAGTAGCTCCTTGTGAAGACCAGTTTACAGGAAGATTGTTTTCTCCAAGTTTTCTATTGCCCTGCATAAAGTTTTGGTTAAACTGCTTATTATTTATTAAACTTAATACATCTACATCTTGCAATACTCCGCCAGCACCTTGATTCATCCAAGATGAATTATCTCCAAAGCTTGCAGGTATAGTTCTTTGACCCCCTTCATCTTGGTTTATTACTATCTCAATACCATCGTTATTGTCATTAATTCGAATGTCAGCAATTTCTGCAAAACTATTACCACTTTTAATTTGTTTACCTAACCAGTAATTTTTGGCCGAAGTCCAAGATTCTAAATCATCTGCGTTTTTTAACTCCATCCAGTTAACCGCTGCTAAACTATCTTTATTTAAATCCTTTTTCCAGTTAGCATAACCTTCATCAAAAGTACCCCCACCAGTTTTAGCAGGTGTAATTTTTCTAGGTAGTTTTACATCTACTGCGCCTTTTAATAATTCTGCCGCAGCTTTTTTAAGTTTTCTACCATGTGCTGAATCTAAATCTAAATCATACCCACCTCTTTTATTAGGCTGAATATAAATCATATTAGCTTCGTTCTTTTTGGATTCATCAGTAGTAAATTGAAACGGTAATTCATTCTCTGCCACACCAGCGTAATCATATAATAAACTTGTAACATTTTTTGGGTCTTCTAAGAATGAGTTAACTCTGGCATCTAATTGGTTGTTATAATTTTCGTTAAGACGCACATCGTCTTGTTCGCTAATACCTTTCTCTTTAGATAGCGTTTCATAAGTAGTAGCCATACCTGCTGCTATGTCTGTAACAGCAGCACTCATATCGAACTTATCATAATCTTCTCCCATCCACCTAGTCATAATAGCAACAGGTCTAAAGTCTCCTGTATTTGTAGACATTGTTCTAACAGTTTTTGCATCCGCACCTGTACCTATTGTTTTTTCTACTGTTTTACCTTGTGAAACTTTAAATGTTACAGGGTCTATATATAATGCCGTATTAGAAAAATCTAACATTGTTTCTAACAATTCATTTTCATATAGCTTTTGCCCAGGCATTGTTTGGTTTTTTATTTTTTCAGCTTGTTTTGCAGCAAAGTCATTGTATTTCGTAACTAAAGATATAGCTTGATTTGTTCCAGCCATTAAGTTATTGATAGCTTGAGTATATTGTTTTTTACTCATATTCCCATTGTCTACAGAACGCTTTAACATAAGTTGGTAATTAGAAGCGTTGTTAGCATAGTCTAACATGTAGTTGTGTAGCTCTTGAGTTTCTCCGTTGGGAGCAGTTTGTAGTGTAGTAGCTAAATCAGTATCTGCTTTGTCAAGTGCTGCCTGGTCTTGCTCCCTAGCCTCTTGCTCCATTTCAAGCATGTTCGTAAACTTACGAGCAACCCCGCTCCAGTCTACTCCTTCTGCTGCTTCTCTTTGTGCGTATCCGTAATAAGTTTTTGCCATAGTTATTTATTGTATAATTTATAATGACATTCCAGAATAACCACCTGCTGCCGACAAGTCTTCAACAGGAGGATTAGCTAAGTCCTTTAAATATTTATCAAATGCTTTTATTCCAGCTGGTGTTAGTTGTTGTCTAAATGCATCACGAAATGCAGCTTGACCACTCATTTGTGGCTGCCCATCCTTATCTAAAGCTGGACGATTTTGAATTTCAAATGTTTTTGTAAAGTCTGTATCAGCTAATCCTAATGCTTTCCCTTCATCGGTTTCTAAGAAAGTTTCTAAATTAGTTTGCATTGTGCCTTCTACATCTTTACGACCCAATCCAAGGAATCCTTTTTTACCGTCAAACCTTGCTTCTATTGGTGCCATATCTCCACCTTTTGCAGCTTTTACTTCTCCCATCGCATTTCCAAATGTCATACCTGCTCTAGCTGTGTCTAAAATTCCTTGAACCCCTGCTGCTTGATATTGACCAGCTTGTTGCTCTGCTCTACCCGCTGCTGCTTGCGCACCTGCTACTTCTTCTAAATCTAACTGCACTTTCACATCACGCAATCTTGAATCTTCTTTAGCTATCATAGCGTCTAAAGCTTTTTGCTCTTTACTCATTGCTACTCTTTGTTGTGCTTGCGCTTGATTTTGTGCAGCTAAAACTCTCCCTGCTACAGCTGCGGCTCCTCTTTCGCTTTCCGCTCCTGCTGCGGTTGCTTGCGCTCCTGCGGATAATAAAGCTTCTCTTTCTAGTTCATAAGCTTCTTTATTGATAGAGAGGTTTTCGTAAAAATTTACATTAAGTTTTTTTCTAGCCTTTTTCATTGCATTTTCTGCATCAAACTCTGCATCTGCTTGGGCTCTTCTTGCTCGACCCGCAGCGGCAAAATTTATACCCATTCCTGTACCTGATAAAACTAAACCTACTCCTGCAATAATGGCTGCTGTTGCTGCTGCTGACATATTTTTTTTCTTTTATCTATTATACTTTTAGGCAAATCTTTAAAATCATTTGAAAATAATTCAAGCTCTGCTTCTCTTACATTTGTTTTGTTTGTTTTATGCACACACGTCCACACTACATCTTCGTGAATATAAAAAACTCTTTGAGCTCCTGCCTGTGTAAAGACTGTATACGGAGCTTTAATTCTAACAATTTTTCCTTCATCTGTTAAATATGATAACTCACCTTTTAATAAAAAAGATGGGTGTTGTTTTTTATGTATCATACTTACCACAACTGCTCCTTTTGGCATAAAAATTTGCCTAGTATAGAGCCCACCTTCAAAAGTGTGTTCTAAAGGAAAATAAGTTTGTAATCCCTCACTTTGTTCTTCCCCTGATTTATGAGTAAAAACCCCTTCAATCTCTTCTAATTGAGACTGAAACTCCGCAATTTTTTCCCACATCATTCCTCGCTTAGAGGTTACTTCTCCTAAAACTTGCTCAGCAATTATTGTTTCTATATTACTCATCTAAATAATTATCACAAAGATACTAATTTTAAGGGAAACTTTTCATAATGTCTGAATCTACAGCAAACAGCTCTACTGCCGCAGTATTTGTGTTTGTTAAAGTAAACTCTGCATAGTGACCCAGTATACCATGAGACTCTGCTATTGAGTTTTTAATTAACATAATATACGCATCTGTACCAGTTGTTGGAAGATTTACACTTGTATTGTCTAATGTTATAGTATTAGCTGTTCTATCAACCCCTAAAACTTCCCCCGCCTTGGATGGAGTCATAACAGTGTTAAATGGAGCTATAGTAAAATATACTATATCCCCAACGCTTGTACCAGGCATAATACCTGACGGCAATGGAACACCAGCTGGGAATGTAATTACACAGTTGTTTGTACCCACACCCGTTCTTACTGATTGGATTCCTATTCCTTGAACAGAACGCAAAGCAAATTCTCCACTAATTGGAGCAGCTTCATTATTTCTTAAATATGCAAACCACTCTCCTTCTTTTTTTACAAAAAAACTATTTGTAATAAAACCTGTTGTTTGAATATCTGAGGTAACAGTAGCACCCCAGTTATCATCAGATTGAATACCGATAGATTTAAATATTTTATTTTCTAAAGGGGATTCATTAAATACGCTGGTTATTGTAGATGGATATGTTGCTCCATAATATTCGTTTCGTTGAGCTGTATTATCATTATGCTGATACAACTTACCGTTTTTAAATGTATACAAAAACCCATTCATTCCTAATATTTTTTCTGGTATATAAGAATAGAAAGATGGAAACCCTTGTACGGATTCACTATATGTTATGGTTTGATTACTAAATGGCATATTTAAATTTTTATGGTGCGCAAGTTGAACTTGTTGCAATTACTATACTTTCATCACTTAACTGTAATGCTGTTACTCCATTTGCTTGTTGTTCTACTCTTATCCAACCTCCTGCACTAAATGCTCTGTTAGCATATCCTGGTGATGAAGCATCAGTATTGACAGCTAAATCTCCATTGTTATTTGCATAAATCTGGTCATTAACACTTATAATAGCTTGCGCTGGATTATTTGGCTGTCGGAATAAATCAATAGCATCATTAGGGTCTAAACAAGCGGCTGGATTATTAGCTCTTGTAAATCCACTTGAACTAAATGAGGTTAAATTAGCTGGACAATTAACTTGTATATATTTAGATAAATATTCTGAAGGAGCAGTTATTAAATTATATACTTCTATTTCAAGATATTTTATATTTGTATTAGTAGCAGGCACAACTATACTACATATACCTGGGTTTCCAAGTGAAGTTTTTATTTGCCCCGCCCCTACACTTACATACTGAGTAGTATTAGGTATAACTTGATATTGAGACTGTGAGTTTAATTCGGCTACTGGGTAATTTCCAGCACTTGGCGGAGTACCTGAACTTGTTTGTCCTAAAAACACTGGTGTATTTAAACTGTTTGGAGCCACATCGCCAAATATAGTAGATGAAAACTTATTATATATAACACCATCATAAGTTACTTGTATACCTACAGGGGTTTCCCACGGGATAAAATTGACTATTATTGCTCCATTAGTAGTAAAAGTATGAGTTGACTTATACACTGCAAGAGGTGTAGTTTTCCAGTATATTGCGGAACCTGAACAACTTACCCCACAAGCACATGCTGTAGTGTCAGGTTGTAAAGCGCCTAGTTTTTGTAGTCTTACATAAGCACCATCACTATAATATCCGTCTGGAGCTACAACAGTTAGTAATGAGTTTTGATATATCACATTAGCACTAGACAAAGTTGCTCCGTCTAAATAATATGCTGTTTGAGGGTTTACACAACAAGCGCTAAACCTGTCAGCTGCTGTATTACCTGTGCCTGCTTTAAAACTTAAATTTGTTGCTTGTATACTTCTGTAATCCCATACCAAGTATAAGTAGGTAGTGTTAGAGCCAGGTCTTATAAACTGCGCGCTATAAGTTACTCCTGCTGTTTCTTCGGTTATAGGAGTGGCTTCAGTTGCAGCAGCTAATAAAGTATTCATATCTGTAACGTTGTTACCATATAAAGTATTACTATTTAAATAATAAAACTTATCATTAGTCGAATCAAAAGTAAAATTGGCTGGCGCTATTTTATTGGATACCATAGTAATATAAGCACCTGTTGGTGGAAAACTATTTTGACCTGTTAATCCAGTTGTTATAGCGTAATTTGATATAACTGGTGTTGTACTTCCTTGAGCAAAATCTACAAATGTAGATGTTAAAGAAGATGTATACGTTGGGTTGGTGTAATAAGGAGGAGTATACGGGCCACCACTAAACGTATTCCAGTAATATTGATTGTATGAAGATAAAGTATTTTCGTCATCATTTGTTAAACAAATTTGAACAATATTTACAGTAGCAGCTAACGGACAAGCTTGATTTATTGTTACGCTTTGTGAACCTGCTGTTTGGGTTATTGTAATGGTAACATCTACGATACTTGGTACATTACGAGTTACAGTTATAAAGCCATCTACACTTACCGCTCCACTAGTAACACTTTGTGAGACTCCAGCTTCATCCACCCATGCAGCCGTTATAGTTGTAGTACTACCACTACCATCGCCAAATGTATAATCTAATCTTGCATTACCAGAAGTTTCTGTAAGGCGGTATAAGAGTATTACAGGAGAACCTGCTTCTACAGTAAATGTATTGCTTACTCCACAAGCATATCTAATGTCTTCAAGAGGAAGTCTGTTATTGTTTATGCTTAAAACATATTCATTCATATATGGGTCAAATCCTCCAATTTTCTGGTAAGTAAAAGACTCATTAAATAAATCTCTAAAATATCCACGCATACCAACTTCTGATATTACTCCCAATCGTTCACTGTCTGCTGATGCACCTTTAAGTTGAATTATAGCTCCTCTTTTAACATCAGTAAAAAACTTATCTGAACCCCATTCTGTGTAGCTTTCAGGATTATTACTAATGCCGTATTTTTCTATTCTAGCTATTTGAGTTCCTAATACTTGAGGTACAGACGTTAAAGCACTTCCGCCAGCAGCATCTGATAATAAATTTTTTCCTGCTAAGACATAAGATATTTTATCTTCTTGCAATGTTAGCACGTCTGTTTTTCTACCCGATAAAACTTCAACAGGGCCATATCTATCTTCAAGAGGTTTAAAGTTAACCAAACCTAAATTGAATTCGTTAAGTTTGTTTATGTTTGACTCATCGTTATATATTCCACTATAAGTAATATCGGCAAATCTATGAGCTCGCTTATATATCTGTTCACTTGCTCCATAAACTCTATTTCCTAAATTAAAACTTTTACCTGAAATAGAATCTCTAATCTTGTTGCTTTCTACCCCGTTACCAAAAACAAAACAATTAGCTGAAGATATAGTAATAATGGCGGGCTGAGACGCAGTTTGATTTTGGTCGCCATCTGCGCTGCCTGATAAATGAAAATTATTTGTTATATCAAATGTGTCGGAGCTTTCAAAAAATATTCCTGGTGCTGCATCTGTAGGCTCTGTTTCAAAAACTAAAGTGTTATCACTTTTGAAAACTTGAATTGACATTGTAATTAAACTTCTTCTTTTTTCTGAACTACCGCAAGCTCGACCACCCCTAACTACTACACCTATAGCATTACTAGTACTTGCAGTACCTGCTACATCATTAGCTCTAAAAAATCTCATGTTAAACTCTTTTACATGTTGACCAAAATTACTTGAAGCTTGAAAAGCTGTTAAAGATGTTGAAGATGCATTACCATAGTATAAAGAATCATCATACTCAAAAGTACCGTCTGCACCAGAATCACCTACTTCCCATTCTCCTCCATTTAATAATGACTCAATGTTATCGCCTTCAAACCAATCATACATATTTACATAATCATTTTGAGATACAAGTCCGTTTAGTTCTAGTTCATAAATTACTCTCTCACAATTTTTATTTCCGTCTCCTGGCCCGATTCTAGCAAAACGAAAATTCATATTAATAATACTCCCTTGAGGAACAGGTACATCTGCATATTTAGGGTCAGCAGTGGTTGCTGTTCCTGAGTTTGAAACCGTGCTTAATAGATAATATACCTGAGGGCCGTAATCACTATCTTTTGATGGATTAGACGTGGAGCTACCCCCAGTAGCTACCATACCACTCGTCCCTGGATTAAACACTGCGTCTGGGTCTAATGCCGCTGAAAAGTTTCTTGGCGCTAAAGCCATATAAGCCCCCGCAGGCACTACAGCATTTTCAGTTGTACCAGGGATAGGTACTGTGATAAAATCATCAATTTTTACTTCTTTTTCTAAAACAGTAGTATATACACATCTACTAGTCGGCCCATCGCTATCTCTTTTAACAATTAATCTATCACCTTTTTCTATTTTTTGTGCATTCTCTCCTTCTAACAAACACCATATTCTTGCACTCTTAGGGTCTTGAAAAAATAAGTTTGTATATACAGTTTCATAACCACTTCTATCTGGCTGAACACAAAACTTATATCGTGTTGCCCATTTTGGCGGATGCATTGTTGTAGGTATTTCTATTTGTATTTGATTACGATTTACCGCATCAGCACAAGTTACTGCAACTGTATTGTTAGGACTAACAATAGGCGTGCTACTTCTGTTAAAATCATCCATATAAACAATAGCAGCTTCATAGTTTCTGTTACTTTTTAAACTTGGTAAAGTGTCAATACTTTTAATATTAACTTGAGCTCCACTAAATTTATAATATTCATATACTACTTGTGTTGCTGTAGCCGCTCCATTTTGCGGACAAGTATCTACATAAGCCATAGACATTAATTGAATACCAAGTGAAGATGCGTTTGAAGAATTGGTTACAATACCTAATGTAGCAAAAGCTGTGTCAAACAAAGTTGTGTTACCTGTGCAATATAAATCTTTAGTACCACTCCAGCATTTTGATAAAGTAGTTGTAGAACCACCGCTTGCTCCAGCTAATCCTGAAGGCAGTAAACAGTTAAAAGTATCAGACACAGATATTCCATTAGCACAATCTGCTACTTTTTGAATATTAGTAGGAGACCCCATAAAGGCAACAAATTCAGGGCTAGTTGCTAAAGCAAAAGCTGAAGAATAATCTTGAGGTAAAACAAATGTAAATGGAAGATTAGTTAAAGGCGTAGTTGCAGTTGGAGCTGTAAAAGAACCCGAAGTATCTCCAGTAAACTGGTGATGTATAAAGTTAACATCAAAATCTAACACCATTCCGCTTTTTAATGGTATTGGCGTTCCTCCAGCTGTTCCATCCTCTGTTAAATAAATAGTCATAACTGCATCTGTAGAACTTGTAGTAGCTGGACTACTAGTAATACAATCTATTTGATAACTACCAGCAGAAAAAACTGGTGTCAAAAATGTTTCGTTAATTGCTGTTTGTTTTAGTGATGCTATATAATCAAACTGTATTGGGCTATCTAAAGAATCAACTAAATCATAACCTTCAACATAATTTCCATACATTAACCTGTTCCCCATTATAGTTTGCGCTTTTGCTAATAATGGAACATTATCATATAATCTTAAAATTTCAGAATCCGCGAGTATTGTAAATATTTTATTATTATCAAACATCATCGTTTCATCATTATTGTCGCCTAATCCTAACTCCACTTTATTAAATGATTCGATAATATTAATAGTATTACTTGCGGCTTCTTTAAAAAGCAACTCTACCTCAGTCACTAATGAACTACCAGTATTATAGGTTACCTCTACCGTGTTAAAATTATTTATCATTCCTTCATTTAAAGCACTTTCTAAACTTAAATTAAAAGGCTTAGGACTAAAAGCTGGTAAAGTCCACTGAGAAGTGGCTGAGTATTCATTATTAGCATACTTATACCTATACGCAAAACATACAAATCTTTCATCCATATAAGTTTCAGATTGACTTGTATTAAACTGTCTTATCGCAGGAGCAGCAACAGGAGGTTTTTTTATTACTAAAATACTTTCGGCTGAAAACTGGTCAATGTTTCCTATCGGGTCTGGATAGTTTTTATTGACATCTATAAATCTTGGAGGATTTTTATTGTCAGAAAAAAACAATAAATTTTCTACTTTGTTTATAGAATTGATTAAATAAGTATCACTAAAGTTCAATGTAGTGTTTACATTACCGCCATCGTCAATACTAACAATATGATTAGTTGTAATTTGACTCAGCTTATTGTAAGACACTATCATGTCTAATTTTGTAGTTGAACCAATGCTAACGGTGTCTGCGTGAATAAACCAATATATAGTTTCATTAGCGGCATCAGCATAAGCCCCTAGACATTGAAATGCATGTGTAGTGCCAGTTGGAAATTCAGGGGTTACTAAAAGTTTATTTCCTTTAGAGTTTTCTACTGAACCTATTTCAGAATTTTCAGTTGAACCTAGTCTTACATTTAATGCATCTATATATTCACCTTGTGGAATTAAGCGTTCATCAACGCTTTTATTCATTCTGCCTTGTATAAAATTTCTTGTAGTTTTAGCCATCTTATTTTATCCACTTATCTTTTCCTCTCATATTCATCAATAATCTCCCTGGATGAATATTGCTTAATCTAATCTTTGCATTTCTTAATAAAGCTGATTTGTTTTTTCTAGCACGAGTTACAATATATTCTTGAACACCGATTTTAGAGTTAAGAATAACATATTGCATATAAGCGTATATATAATCTTCAAATAATTTATTAACGGTAACATCTGCATCTACACCACCTTCCATTCCGTCTGATATATATTCAAGAATACATAATTGTTCTTTTATGTTTGAACTAAAAGTAATTGTTCCGCTTTTTTTATTGATATTAAATGTGGGATTAGCATTAGCCGTTTCAGTGTTTAATCCATAATGCCCTCCAATAGGGAAGTCAAAGTACCAGCATCCATTGTAGCACCAACCCATAAGACCATCATAAGCGCTGTTGTTGTTTATGTACATAGTTTTTTCTGTTCCCCTTAACCTGTCTACATCTATCGTAGCAAATTCTGGCTGCAATATATTACCATTCTGGTCAAACAATAAATTGTTATCACTGTCTTGCAAGTATGCAGACGCTGTGTTGAGTTGTATGTTTTCAGTCAATGGTCTTAATACACCATCTTTATACATAGATACCCTTACCCAATTAACATAATCTATAGGTAATATAAATCGTAAATCTTCTCCTACATTTAATTCTAAAGCTTTTACTTCTTTAAATGCATCATAATTTAATTCTTGTATTGCTCTTTTTGCGTGAAATCTTATTTTATATCTTTCTTCATTATTAACCAATGAATGATTTCCGTCATACATTAATAAAAAATTATTTACTATATCATCAAGACTAACATATTGATATGAGCCCCAGTTTGCATCTTGCGGTGCAGTTCCTGAATTTGTATAATATTGATATCCGTTTAAGTATGACATTATTGTTCTGATGTATTTTCGTTAATTTCTGCTGTATTTGCATATTGAACTACAGCTGCTTCTCTTATTGATACGCCTGCATATTGTAAAATCTTTACCACTAAATCGGTTTCATAATCAGCTGATAATTCAAAATCTTGATAAGCTACATTACTTCCGTCAAACACAGGCTCTCCTCCAGTTATTTGTAAATATGTCCATACTGGGTCGGCAGGGTACCTTATGTATTGTGCTTGAACTTGACCTGCTGCGTTTATAGTTGATGGATACACAGTCATCACAGCTGCTTGCGTGGTATATGCTGGGTACGTGGTAGTAGGCGCAGTTAAATTAGATGAATTTAACAATGTAATTTTACTATGGCTTACACGCTCCGCTTCACCCGTAAGGGAAGTTCCCGCTGTATCATAACATAAAACTTTATTAATTAAATAATAATCAGCTGGCATTGTGTATTCATTTGTTCCTGGGGCAGGATTAGCTAATACAGCTGTAGTGGAAAACAAATCAATTACCTCTACTATTCCTTTAGCAATGTTAGCGTAACCAGTCCCTGATTGACGCATATTCTCTTTAATAATTTGATAATTATATTCGTAAAACAAGTCTTCAAATAAATCTAATTGAGCTTGTTTAGCATATAAATTAAAATCGCTAGGAGAAATGTAACCATAGTTGTTTTTATTCAATATGGCTAATACAGTATTTCTAACAGAGTTAATCATTTTATATTCTTTCTACAAAGATAAGTAAAAAAAAAGAGGTTACTTTTTTTTAGCAACCTCTCTTAATTATATTGAGTTTAATCTATACTTTTTTAACACTTAATATTTTATAGGCCTTAGAAACAACTCCTGCATTTGTTATTTTATCTTCCCACTTGCCTGTAACATTTGGCCATGTAGAATGATATAAATTCTCAACTGCTGCATTATATCCATTCATCATATCTGCACTGTTATCGTTAGCACCATTATTTGCAAATACAAATTGTATTGATAATTGAGGATTATCTCTATTATATAGCAGGTTTAATTTAACATTTGCTGCGTCAGGAGTATTTTCTCTAGCAGTAATTACATCCGACACTCCTACCATTTGACTCTGAGTCACTGTATTAGAATATATATAATAATCTCCTTGATTAACAACTCCAGTTCCTAATCCAGCTGTAGCGCCTTTAGGAGTTAAAGTAAGTTCTGTATTACTGTCTACTGTAGCCACTTGATATAAATGCGGTGACGCTTGTGGCGTACCATTTACTCCGTAAACATATACCCAGTCTCCAACAGCTACTGTAGCTACAAAGTTTTGACCTGAGTCATTTAATTTATTTGGCCCATTTCCTGAACCAGTCCCATCTGATGTAGCCTGTCCACTATCGACTTCTCTTGCTACATCTATTTCCAAAAATTTTTCCATTTTTATATACATTTAAGCTGTTACTATTGTGTCAACATATCCATCTTTCTTCGCGAGATAAGGGTAAGCTACTTCAGTCCAACCTGTTGCTAAAGCTGCTTTTACTGCATTTTGTACCGAAGTCTGTAATGCAGGAAATGCTTCACCATTAGGCCAAGTAATAGTAGTTACTCTTCCACCGTTGTAAGAAAGTTTAACAACAGTAGTACTAGTTTGTTCCACTAGTTTTAAGTCGTGTAAAGCTACCAGCTGCGTTGGGCCTCCAGCACTTGCGACATTTATTTTTAAAAATTTTTCCATAATAAATAATAAAATTAGGTTAATATTAGTTTTGTCCTACAGCCGTCCATTCTGCTTGTGCGCCTGTTGCTGCAACAAAAGAACAGTCTACAACGCGGGTTACACTTCTCCAGTCGGTTGCTAACGCTGCTTCTACCGCATCACTTACAAGAGTTCTTGGTGTAACAACTGCTGCTCCAACTGCCGTGTGGTCTAGCTCAATGTTTTTACCGTTTCCGTAAATCATTTTTACTTTAGTAGTACTTAATTGCTCTATGCCTTTAATATCGTTGCAAGAAATCATAAAATTTCCGAACGCTGTTTTAATTGTTATGTATTTTTCCATAATAAATAATATAATTAGGTTAATAAAGTACAAAGATAACTAAAAAAAAAGAGACTGTTTTAAGCAGTCTCTCTTTCTAAAATATGTGCCTACACACCGATTATTTTATTTTTTGTAAAAACTTTAATGTTTCTATACCTTCGTCAGATTTTAAGTAATGAGCAATCATTTCATTTCTATCTTCCCCAAACGGTACAGTCATCATTCGTTTTTTATTAGTCTTAGTGTTAAAGTGAACATTTTGTTTTTTCATCATTAACTTTCCATCATCAAAAAATGATTGCACTTCAGCCATTAACTTAAGCATAGGGTCGTTTATAATGTTTAAAAAGTTTTCAGGTTCATTTTTAGCATAAACTAATACGTCTCTTTTTAATTCTGCTGTACTAATTTTACTAACATCTACGTTAAATAAAACACGAGATACTGTTTCTAGCTGTCCAATCTCCATTGCACGAGCTTCTACTAAAGCCTCTACTTGTGCGTTTAACACTTCAACTTCTTGAGCAGCATCTTTTTCGGTATTTACTTTACGGAAAAGTTTATTATAACTAGGATGGAATTCTAAAAACTGTTGAAGCATAGGGTTGTCTTTAGGAACAATTAACATTCCATCTTCAAATACAATAGGTTCTAGTATTTTATTCCCATCTTGTTCGTCAGCAAAAATTGATTTTTGATTTCTAGCGTAACATAATTCTCTATTAATTTGTTTTTCCTCATCCCAATACAACAATGTATTTCTTTTATTATGATGAGAAGCTAGCATGTAAGATAACGGTGATTCACCGTTTTGCAAGACATATGTCTCTGTTTTTAATGTTTTCTTTTTCATTTTATTAGATTTTATTAGATTAAAAAAAAGGGAGGAGCGAACCCCTCCCCTTATTAATTATCTTCTTAAGCTTTAAATAAGAAGAAGTTATTTGCACCCATAGTACATACACATCTTTCAGATAAGAAGTTTACAGACATTACGTCTACATCAGACGTAGCTGCTCCTCCTGCTCCACCAGTAATCCATGTTTTATATCTTCTATCTTCAGTTTCTGAAGCTCTATATCTAACATGTAAAAATGGTCTCTTAGCATTTCTACCTAAAATTTGGTCATATACTGTAGTTGAACCTGCTGGCACCATCAATCCATTGATAGCTCCTCCAACTAGTCCACCTCTCATTGTAGGGTCATTTAGGTATTTCCAGTCAGACTTGTAGAAGTCATATCCTCTACGGAATCCTCTGAATCCTAAATTTAACGCCATTTCTTCATCATTGTCAAAAAGACCATAAGAAGAACCACCGTTTCCATATGAGTTTTGTGAAGCTAACATATCATCAATGTCAAAACCAAATTGTCTATTTAAGAATAATACATTCTCTTCAATAGAACCTTGCTTATCTAATCTTTCGATAATTGCATCGAAGTCAGCTAAGACAGTTGGGTTTCCACCTGACCATACATTTCCTCTTGTCCCCACTACGTGGAAGATACCTTCTGAACCTTTGTTACCTGCTATACCTGCTGCATTCGCAATAGCTCCTGAAGCTGCTTCTGCTGGAACTGCTTCCACCATAGCTGTTTCTAGGTAATCGTCAAAACGTAATCTTGTGTCGTGCTCAGACTTTAGATACCATAGATATCCATTAGCCCCGTCTTCACCTGAAATTTCAATCCATCCGATTTGAGCCATATCCGAACCATTCACCTTGTAAGTATCTTTTAAGATAATAGGTGAATTAGAGAATATAGAATCGTCAGAGATTAAAGTTTCTGGCATACCAACTTGACCTTTTTTAAATTCTGAACCGTAAATAAATACATCACAATCAACTGCTGCTGCCATAGTTTGACCTCCAGCTTCATAATAAGCTACGTCAAACGTTCTGTTAGGATAATCTACAGCTGTTACAACTGCTTTGTTAGTGAATGTAGACCCTGGTGTAGAGTCAGAGAACATAACAGTGTGTCCAACTCTTATAGCAATTCCTCCTGCTGCACCAGTTTGTGGCTGTGTAGCTGGAATTATTTGAGCTGCTGGAACTGTCCATGTAGCAGTGTCTTGAGCCGCTGCTGCACCTGATGTTACTCCTGTATATTTTACGTGTAATCTACCTTGCTCCGCCCAGATTACTTTATCTGAGTTTGAAGGCATTTCAGCACCTACCATTCTTAAGAATGATGATACTGTTCTGTTACCATAACGTTCGAATTCTTTTTCATACGTATCTGGAAGATAAGTACTTAAGAAATCGAAGTTATTGATATAATTAGTGGATGTTGTAATCTGCTGCGCACTTGGCTGCAACTGATAATTTAACAAGCCACCTGTTTCAATACTTCCTGGCATAATTTCTAATTTTTTTTAAGTTTAATAAATCATTTTCTAATTCGTGAACTCTTAATTTTTAATCTGTTTCCAGAGTCATTATTAACAGTTCTAATTTGCGTCCCTCCCTGTTTAACAACTTCTGGCGCAGAGCGTAACTTCATATTTATATTTTTAGTTTTACGCGCATCGCTTTCTATTGCTTCAGTTTTACCTTGTTCATAAAAGAACTGAGCAAACTTTTCAGGGTTCATCGCTAATGATAACGCTTTATGATATCCTGGTGCATCTTTCATTAATCCATCTTCGCCTAAATATTTTTGAACAAAGTTCATAATATTTCCTTGAGATTTCTTTAATTCCGTTGCTTCTCCTGGATTGTACATTACGCTATTTTCTCCTACCTTAAACTCAAAACCTTTGAATTCATTCGAAAACACCTCTTCTGTTTTTTGCGCAAACCAATCAGCTTTTCTTTTTTGCTGTTCTGCTTGCGTTTTCGCATCATCAACATATTGTCTATACTGGTCTAATTCTTGTTGAGCATCATTAGATAAAACTTCCTTGCTTGACTCAAGCGGTTGTTTATACTTATCTTTTTGCTCATTAAAGTATTTTCTAGCTTCAACAACTTTTCTTTTCTTTGCTAACTTTATTTTTTTAATAGTTTTTTCATCATCAATATCTGCATCAAATGTATAATCATCCATTAAGGCCTCTACATCTTCTTCATCTATTGCTGCTTCACTGTCTAAAAAATATTCAGTTAACAAAACATCAGGATTCATTTCGTCAAAATCTCGATTAAGTTTTACATAATCATTAATTCCACGCCCTGTTTCCTTTTTATATTTAAAATACGCTGCGACATCTTCAGGTAATTCTTCCTTTTCTTCTCGCTTAGCCATTAAATCATCAAATGATTCTATAGGCCTATCGTATCTATTTCTTATATATTCAAGAACATCTTTTTCTTCTAAAGATTTTTGTTCTGTTGGCACAGCTTCTGCTTCTTGTTGTGGCTCTATAGCTGCTTCAACACTTTTTTCTTCTTGAATAGTTTGTTTTTCTTCGTTTTGTTTTAGTAGTTTTTCTTCTACTTGGGCAGCAGATTCTTCTACTTTCCCTACTTCTCTAACTTTTAATTCCATTTAATTTAATTTTTTACAAAGTTAATAATTATTTTAATGTTAAATTTAAGCTTATCTAGGCTCAAACTCTGATAAATCAAAACCATCTAAACTGTCTTCATTTGACTCAAACCGTTGAGGTGGTAAATTGTTTTTTCTTTGATTTATTAATCTAGACTGTTCATTGTTAGCCTGACTAATTCGGTCAGATTTAGCTTTTTCTCTTTGCATTTCTCTATCTCTCAATCCTCTTTCGCTAATATCTCTTAATTGTTGATTATAGCCAAATTCTTTATCCATTAAGGTTCCTTTTAATTGAGCTTCCGCATTTAACCTTTCAATCTCAAAAGCTACCTTGGCTTGTTCTAATTGCATTTTAGCTTGACTTTCAGCTTGAATTTTTTGCATAGCTGTTTCTGCTGCCATTTGTTGAGACTGCATTTGTATCTGCCCTTGCTGCTGTTGCTTCTGCATTTCGAACTGTCTATCTCTTTCTTCTTTGCTTTTACGCTTCATTTTTAAAAGCTGATTTGCTAGCTTTAGATTATGAATTTCTCTAATATCGATTGCATCCTCTAAATTTATATCCCCTTTTTGTAAAGCCATTTGAATATTTTGTTCCAGTTGAGCTTTTTCTTCTGCATCAGGAGTTACTTCAATGAAAATACCAAAATCATATATATACAACTCATTCATTTCTTGCAAAATAGTTACATTGTATTTACCTATTTGATTTGCAAATTCATCTTTAAACTCTGCGTATTCTAAAATATCCGCCATTCTATAAGATAACCCTTCTGCTAATGTTCTGTATATATATAAAGAACCATCTAAAATATGACGCGTAGCTGTGTTTGAATTTAAAGAAGCTAATTTTTGAATACCTACTAATGCATTAGGGTCAGGATTACTACCGTCTTTGGCTTCACTTAATCCCGTTACCTGTCTAATCATGTTGATGTAGTTATTCATATTGGTAATAAGCATTTGTGTTTTGTTAGCCCCCGAGTTAGAAGTTAATTGTTGTATAGGTATTTTACCTTGATTGTATTCCCCTTCTTGTGTGTAACTTCTACCTACAACACTACCAGTTTGAAAATATAATCTTAACGCGTCTTCAGGGTTGTATGCATTACCAGTACCTAAGTCTACTTCATTTAATCCGTCTGCATCTATATATACACCATCAGGGACAGTTCGTGATATTACTTGCTGTAATTTTAAATGAGTAAGCTGAATTAAATCTGCAAATGGAATCATTCTTTTTGTTAAGGATTCGATTCTACCTTTATACATTCGTGGAGAAGTTGCAACATAATTAGGTAAAGCTGCTTGAGTAGCAGATTTTGGTCTTACCATGTTTTCCATTAATTCCCACTTAAGCATAATGTTAGTACCCATTACCATAATACCATCATACCAAACATCAATAGTTTTAGATATTTTTCTAAAATTGTTTTCTTCCATCATTTCTTCTGGTGGATTAAAAGAATCATCTTTCTCTATAATTTTAGTAGCACCATTTTCATTTACTTTCTTTTTGTAAACATATTTTTTAGTAGTCTTGTAGTTAAAATACATTAACGTAACAGTGTCTTTATAAAAAATATCATTATTGTAATATTGACGCATGTTAAAATAATCATACCACATTTGACTGTATTGGCTAATTTCTTTTAAGTCGTCTAGCGTTAAAGACTGGTCTATCTTCATTAATTCTGTTATAGCAACAGTTTTAATTTCTCCCCAATAAAAACAATCTTTATATTGTGGGTCTTCCGTATAACTATGAATTAAATTAGCTGGGTCAACATATTTTACTTCGACACCGCTTCCAGGTAAAAACTCATGTTTTGCACAAGCCATTCCTAAAACAGTTAAATCATAATCTAATCTTTTTCTAGTGTCATCATAATGATTTTCAGCAAATATAGTGTCAATCCCTTCTTCTTCTGCTATCTCTATAGCAGGCTTATAATTTAACTGCATATATAACGCAAGTTCTTCATCGGTGTTGGGAAGGTCATCAGGAGACATTGTAAAAGGGTCAGCCCCTGTGCCTTTTTGAATAACGCTTAACAGTTCTTTAGAAACCATTTGTGCTTCTATCATATCTTGAAAAGCACTACGTTTTGATTGTGACATAGCGTCTTGTGCGTAAGCATTGACCTTAAATAATCTGTCATTCATTCCATTCACAACTAAGTCTACAAACTTAGGTATTATAGGAACGATTGACCAATCAAGATTTAAATAAGACAAATCTCCGTCTACTGCTAATTCGTTTTTATATTTGGCTATAGGTTGTTCTCCACGGGCATACAACCGTAATCTGTTAAAGTCTTGCCAACGACTATAATATCTACACGCAGAAGAATCCTTTCTAAACCACTCATATTGTATTGCCTGGCCTATCATTAGACCATACTCTTCAGTTGCTTTTTCAGCGTCTGAAACATACTGGCTTGGAAACCCTACATTAGATATATCTATTTTAATATCTTTCATTTATTGTACTAATTCACTATATATTCCACTGTTAGCATATCTTGCAAAGTTAATGCTTATTTTTGATTGTTTTTTAACTGGTGTATAAAGGTGTTTTTGATTAGCCATAATAGCTAGTCCTGAACTAATTGATGCGTCAAATTTTGTTCTATTATTAATATCAAATTTAGCCCAATCCTCTAATGTTCTAGTAAAAAGCATATCTCCCATTTCATCACTATCTCTGTAGTTTCCTTGTAAATCAATCCCTACATATTTTTCTATAAATGACTCTATAGCTGCCGCATGAGATTGCTTTACATCTTCACTCGAGTTTGGGATGCCTCCCAACTCTTTTTCTGTTTTAGATAATTTGTTGTATGTTTTATCAGGTCGATTTAAACTATAACCCCTATATCCTCTATTTTTAAAATGATATAAAAGCCTAGGTTTGTTGTTCTCACATAATATAGGCATTCCGTAAAATACACATGCCATCAATACATCTTCAAAAAATATTTCTGCGGTTTGAGGTCTAGCCACATATTCTAAAAAAAAGCTGTTGCTTGGAGCATTATCCATATTATATTTTGTCATTCCGTGTAAAGCTCCATTAGAACCCTTACCTCCTACCGTGCCTGAAATATCATAACTATCACATCCAAATGACCCAATGTGTTCATTACCAGGGTAATTAATTCCATTTTTTTTTATTATTCTGTTTCTTAAATTCGATTCAGGTATCCATCCTAAATAAAATCTACCTCGCGCGTCTGGACTAAAAATCACCTCTGTATCTTTAACTCCATTTTTCCATCTAAAATTTCCTACACTAACATGCTGCCCTATAATTAAAGAATCATTGTAATCAATTTGCTGGTATATTTTAGTTAGATTAAATAAGGATTGTTTTGACTCATCCCTAAATGCGTGAGACTCAGTACGCGGAAATTGTCTGTAGAATTCATTTAAAGCGTTAGAGTCTTGCTTTAAAGAATCAACTTCGTTTTGCCAATAATCAATAGCTCCTACTTTAATAAGCTCATTATCAATTCCTAACACGGGTTTTTTAATGTTAGATAAAACAGGCATTCCGTATTTATCAATAAAACCTTCCATATTCCATTCCATTGGTATGAACAAACTATATAGGCCGCTTTTAGTTTGGCCATTTGCGTTTCGTTTAGTAATATCTGAATCTTCATATAGTTTTTTAAAACTACTACCCCCTTTACTTAATGCATTAGATGTAGAACCCATCATACATTTTCCAATAATTTTTCTACCTAATCTTAAACAAGTTTTAGTAACCCTCCAGTTATTTAATATATCATTAGGCTTAATCCATTTACCACTTTCATCATGTACTAACAATAAAAGTTTTTCTCCATCATATGAGTTATCATCTGTATTTTTCCAGTCAATAGTTGTGTCCAATCCATCCATTTCAAAATCATCTTCTAAATGCATGTTTTTTTTGGTAATTTTAGATGCTGGTACTCTAAAAGCTAATTCAGTTTTAGGCTTATCCATTCCGTCTTGAATAGGTTTAAAAAAGAAGGGATAATTATTAGTAATTGGAACAACTTTGTCAGTAAACATTTTCTTAGCATCAGCTCCAGTTTTGGATAGTATACCTATTCTAGAGTCTTTCGATATAGTAGCTATATTAGCACATTCTTCGGAACCCATAAACGAAAATCCAGAACGTCTTATTTTTAAATAGCAAATTCCAAAACTCCTATTATCTGCTTTGCACGCTTCCCAATAAATATAAAACAATCTGTTTGCTTCTCTAAAATCAGGAAACCCCACATCAATTTTTGTCCATTGTAAATACATATAATGTGAGCCAGTAATATAAGTTTGAACTCCGTTATTCCAAAACCAATGGCCATCTTCTCTTCGTTCAAATTCTTGCTCAATATAATCAATCCAATTATTTTTAAACGTAGATGGCATGTCATTCCAAATAAAAATACTAGGAATTTTTTGCAAAGCTTTAGGGTATTCTGTTCTACTCCAATATTGTTCTTTAGGGTTTTTTGGTCGTGTACGACTAATTGCAGGGGCTAATGGCAAGGCTATGTCTAATCCGCTAATACTTATAATCTCCCCTATTTGACCTGTTTTAGAAATAATAATAACATTATATTTTTCATTATAACCATACACCCATGATTTAGCTTTATTCTTTTTAGTTAAAACATTTTTAGGTATAACCCCAGTTACAACTTGATATAATTTATTTTGAGTTTCTTTCTGCAAATCCTTGTTTTGTATCAGTTCTTAAAATTCCTTTATCAGCTAAATCCATAGCCTCTTTTTCTTGCTGTATTCTATTTAATATTTCAAACGCATCAAACACAGCTAGCTTTTTTGTTGCCGCTGCATTTTTAAGCCTGTCTGCTGACAAATCATCTTCAGGGTCATGTTTGATTATTTTTTCTCCAGCAACTTTAATTAATTCATTCACTGCTTTCTGACCCGCTGCGATAATTCTTAATTTTATACTTTTGGTGTCTATCTTTGTTTCGATTGTATTTAATTTTTGGTTTGAACTCTTTTTCAAAATTGTTTAATTTTTTTCGTTTAGGCCTTTTCATTTCCACACTCCTGTAATACTTTGAGACATTATACGATACAATTTTTCGTCATCTACTATAAACTCATATTCTGTGTCAGGTTTAAAACAAACTCTATCTCCATTTTTCACTCCTAAATCTGTTAGCTCTTTGTTTGCATATTTCATTATACCTATTAAAGGCTCGTGTTTAGTGTTTTTATAAATAATAGATTCTTCCGTATCTATAGGTTTTACAAAACAATATTTACTATGAGGCTTCCATTTACCATTCTGTTTGTATAAAAAAAACTGGTCTTGGTCTACCATAAATAAATTGTCTTTTAAAAAACTTCGACCACTCCGCTCTCTACCTTTCATGTCATAGTAATATTTAAAAACATTATGATGCACTAATAACGTATCGCCAATTTTTATATCTCCATTATAATCCCTAGGAGTATTTACTACTATACCTTCTCTATTAGAAAATCTAAAATCTTCTTGAGAAGTGCTTGTTATAACTTCTACGTTTCCAATACTTTTAGTATTATTATATCTTCGATTTTGAATAGGAGTTATAATAAAGTCAACTAAAGATTGCATTAAAAATTTATATTATATTCAACTGATACTGGCATTGTTGAAGAAAATGATTTCCACAAAAACACATTGTTTGATTGTATTATATATATAAAATAATTTGAAGTTTTTGCATCCCACTTAATCAAATGTATTCTATAGTTATTGTTTAATACATATTGACCAATTAAATAATGCATAGCGCCTGATTTGTAATCAGGGCCTATTGACAATTTACGTATATCCATT